TATTCTTTCCAAGTTTGGGTCGCTATCCCAAGCATCATAATCCTCATAGGGGATCATATCGGTCTGATTTTCAGTTTCTCTGATTACTCTACGAAGCTCTTGTCCCTCGCGATGAAACTGTCGATAAAAGAGTTCCTCTTTGATGATTTGTTTTAAGCGCGCGGTCGAGATTTTCATTTTTGTTTAAAGTAACGAACCAACAATAAGCCCAACAGTAAATGCGCCGGCCCCCTTAAGAGCCAAAAGTACATAAACCTCACGCGATCCCTGCAGCAGAGCTAGCTGCTTTGCTAATACTAAAGTATCTGCTAATAACTGTTTCATTTTAAATTCCTTTACACCGACATTGCAAGTGTCAACAATAAATAGTTGTCTGGAGTGATAAGGGTCGCATTTTCTAAGGATTGCCCAAATTGCTCTTTGCTCATCGAACCAACATCTTCTTGATCTCCAATATCAACTTTCCAAACTTCGATATCAAAATCCAACAAGGTTTTAATAATCTGAAGTTCTTTCTTCTTGGCATCAGGATCAAGGGCAACATAAACCCCTGCGTCTTCTTTAACAATTTTACGTAGCAAGGCTGAGTTCTGATTTAGCGTAGAGCCGAGGATAGGGACCGCATTGCGGCCGGCAATAATCGCATCAAATATCCCCTCGACCAAAACAATACCCGAACTCCAATCCACAAACAAGTCGTTAAATATAATGTTCTTACTTGCTGGAGGGTTTTTATACTTTGGGTAATAGGAGCGATCATACGATCTAGAAATGAAGTAGTTTAAATCACCTTCGTCATCAAACGACGGAATAATGATTCTGCCTTCATATTCTCCTCCACTACAATAGCCCATCTTCCACCAAACAATATCTTGTTTGTCGATGCCACGCTGTCGTAGATAGTTTCGTGCGGCGAAGCCCGTAGGTGGGACGTCCTTGTTTGCCAAGGACACAAACCCCTCGGGCAGCTCAAGTATCTGTTTTTCTTCTATTTTCTCGGAAAATAAATCTTCAAGTTTATCGTATTCAACAGTGTTTGTAAGCTCACGCCACTTAGATTTATCATGGTTGGTGCCGAAGCGTCGGACGACACGATAGAGGTTCTTGCCGCGGGTGTCGCACACCCAGCACTTATAATAACCTTTATCTAGATTTACGGAGAATTTGCGCTTGTGGTGATCGCAGTAGGGACATTTAAAAAGAAACTCGTTGTTGGTCCGATAAAAGGACCCCAACACATTAGTCAGTAATTTGAGCTTCTTCTCTTTCACGAACCCAGCCTGCCTTCGCTATTACATAGCTATCCGAGCGGTCTGCATAGCCAGCCTTGGGATTTCCATGTCTAGTGTATTGTACATCAAATCCGGGTACGCTGTCAACAACAAACTGTAAAGAAACAGCCTTTGCTTTTTGGCCACGAGGAACCTTGATGCCGCAGGCTTTTCGCGCAGATGTGGCAGCTAGATATTTGGGATCGTGGCCAAACATATTATAGCATATCCAAGAGACAATGCCATTAATTTTTGAAAGCAGAGAAAGGGTTTGGGCTGATGAAAAGCCCGAGCGAAATGACTGGAGCGACTGCTCGATGTATACCTGTTCTATCTCATATGTGTCGTGTACTGTTTCTAAGCGTGAATTTATAATTCGTACTTTCTTGAAGAAGTTTTTCTCTTTGCGCAAATCGATATGATCGCATACAAGGATGTTGCCTTCATAATTTAATACTGTATAGCCAGTAATACTGGTGGATATATCGAGTCCCAAAATCATAAAGTCATTGTACCAAAACTACGGCTAAGTTTTAAACGAAAAAGCCCCCTAGGGGGCAAAATTGCCTTTCATACAAATTTATATATCTAATTTCAACTTAAATGTGAAGTCTCTGTCAACAACCTTTTTAATGGGCGTTGCCGGTTTAGCGATGGCAATGAGATTTTCATTTTCGTCGTATATGCCAATCTTTGAAATATAGGTGGTCTTCTCAAATGATCCCGTTGGATCGTTATACGATGAAGATACAACATTTTTAATGACTCTTTTTTGATCCTGAAGATAAGCAGAGGATGCCGTCAAAACGTGACTCCCGGTTGAGCACACCGTGAAACTGGGGTTGTTGGAGTGGTTTAGCTCTCCTTTCGGGGCCGCGGCAAACATTGTAAGAGACTGTAGTGTGGTGGTGCCGCTCATCTCAGCAATATAAGATGTTTTGGTTGTGCTGTCCCATGGGCCCGTAACTGGCTGCGCAAAATAAACCCACCGAGGAAAGTCGGTAGTGTTGTTTCCTTTATAGTCTTCTTGGGCTTCGGCATCCATTGCCCAGGCACCAGTTAAAATAAGCATTCCCTCATTATAAAGAACGATTCCCACAGGGCTCCCCGGAGATGCCCCAGTCGTTTCATAAAGCACTCCGTTTCGAGCAGTATCTTGCGCTCTCCCCAATAGTGTGCCGGTGAAATAAAATTTAAGATCTACTGTCCCCTCTTTAATACTGCTTCCATAGAAAATACTGGGGATGCTTACCAATCCTAGATCGCAGTTGTCAAAATCTCTGCCGGGGTTTGTGCCGTCGTTGCTAGCATCTACTGCGGCATTGCTCGATGAATAAGCGAAGTTAGGATTAAGATAATTATAATAATTAATAATATTCTTCAGAGCCAAAATTCTAGTCATAGCCGCTTGTCCCGACACTGCAATTCCAGTACCAGAAGTTTTACTAAAGGTGGCCGCCGTACTGCGTGGTGTGGTGGCAGAATAATAGTTCGGGGTGATAGAAGCGCTTAATGGATACGAAGAATAAATAATCGAGCCCGGTGAGGACGCATTAAACCCAGCTTTAGTTGTGGTCCTAAACGCCATGCGTGTTCCGTCTTTGGATACCCACGGCCTAATAAGATTTATATTTTCTACATTATTGGGAGCAAATGCCTGTCCGGAGGCTTCGGCGCGGTCGACATTTAATTCATATAGACTAAGGGCGCCCGAACCGATAAGGCCTACGGAACTAGTAAAAGATCCAGATTCTTGGGGCGCGTTATTGTACGAGACGCCCCCACTATATATTGTAAATTTTACTTCGGGATATGCCTTTATCGTATTGATGTAAACATCACTGCGACCGAACTTACGAAAGAACTGGGGCATGCCATATCCTAATAATCCAAACGTACCCTAATTGTAAACTCATTCGACGGATCCTTCTTCATTGGTTCAGAGAGTTTTGCGACTGCTAGCAACTCGTTATCGGGTGAATAAAGCCCCACAGAGGTCGCATAAGAAACGGGTGTATCTTGTGAGTTATTCTTAACCACCAACTTACTAGAACTTAAATAGGTGGGATTAGAAGAATAGTTGAACTCATTATGGTTTGCCCTGCAGAAGTAAATCGTCGAATTTAGTTCGGTAGTATTATTGAACTGAACATTATAAATTCGATGTCTAAGGACATCACAATTGCCAGATATGGCAGTTCCGGAGAGCGCTTGATTGATTGTGTTTGACCCACTCACTACGGGGAGAGGGCTCCCTCCCGCGCCGTACGGCGAGAGCTGTGTACCGGAAAGTGATGCTGTCAATAGGCCTGCCGCGCCTCCGCCGCCCACACTACCTGAAGCAAAGATAGAGGCTGTTATTACCGCAATCCCCGCCTGATAGTATATGAGACCGGCTTTAATAGAGGTGGTGCCACCATCATCATTAATCAAGGTACTGCCAGCAGAGTTGTTAGCATAAAGAATACCATACTCGCCGGCGGGAGAATTAACCTTGTACTGATCAGATGCGCTTACATCTGAAAGGGTGATGCGCGTGGCAAACGGGTTTGCAATGGAGGCACTCGTTCCAAGTTCCAACGTAAAACTTCCCTTTTTAATTTCATCCTTCTGGAGGAGGCGAGTAAAGTTGAGAAAAAATACCTCTTGAAGCTTGGTGCCTCCCGTTAGGTCTCCATCTTCATCAAATTTACGAATCGATCCAGTCTCATCAAACCCCACTAAAATCTGGGCTAACTCGCTGTAGATGTTTACTTTTTTAGAATTTTGCGGGTTCGTCGAGGCCGACAGGGACGAACCAGTACAATACCCAGCAGTCATATCAAAAATATGATTTGCAGAAGAACTTAAGTAGGGATAGTCAAATACCGATTGAAAAATTCCATGGGAATAGTTTTTGATGTTCAGGTCATTATAGGTCCCAGAAACAATAGTCCCCGTAATTGGAATAGCTTCATGAAGCATTGTTCGTGTCGCGACGACGTCTTTTGAGCGCAAAGTCTTAAATGTGGTGGCCATTATTTATCCTTCTCTCTTATACCGATCTAACAAACCGCAATGGTATGTCAATCCTATATCCTGTGTTAACTCCGGTTACTCTTACAGTAGTATCAATAAAGCGGTATTGACTAGCTGACAGATTTGTGCCGGCATCGTTGGATAGCGCTGACGTTGCCAGGGTTCCCAGCTGGGTGAAGAGGTAATCACTAGTCCGAAGTTCGAGGCTAGACATAATTCTAAACCCAATCTTGGTGCCCCGAGGTCCTGCGATCGAGGAGTCTTCGGTACCGCCTAGGTTGGCAACAAAACCGTTTGTATTTCTTAAGGTAAAGTAATAAGAAGCGATGTTATCATCATCAATAAATGACGGGGTAGCGGCAGGAGTTTGCGTATCGGTCTCTAGCACCGTATTGGAAACTCCCCCGGGTGGCGGGAATATGGAGCCAAATCGATTATCAAGCTCAACAATATAGGCCACCTCTACTAAATCCCTTGATAATGGTTCCTCATTAGAAAGCTCCGTGGTGTCTAAACCTTGGTGGACCTCAATTTTGGAAACATCGTCGTTGGGCTTGAAGCCATTTAAAATACCACTTCCGGGAGTGACCAGAGTATCTACTGTGTTTTTGTCGACAGCAATATTAAAAGCGCCATTTGCGTTCTTGGCGGATCCCTTGCCGGTGGTTGTGTAAAGCTCTAACACAGGAAGATAGAGAATATCATTTCGATTAATCGAAACCAATTTCGATTTCATTGTCGACGTATTATTAGTAAACGCTTCTAAAACCGGAGTTTGAAGAATTGTTAAATCATAATACGCTGATCCACTAGCGTTATTTTTGTCATATAAGGAATAGTTGATTTCATCATCTCCTAGACCAAACTTAGAAATTTTGAAACTGCCGTCTCCCTTGGCTAATCTCATCCTTCCCGTATCAGTTAAAACGGCATCAAGTATGATGTCGCCATCGTTTTGCAAGAATCCCATATCTTTTCCTCTCCTATTAAATAGTTATCAAATAGCATTTGTTCCTATGGATTAGTAACTCCACTATTTTTCACCGTTATATTCAAATCAAATTTCTTACCAGTCTTAGCGCTGGTTACTCTCACTTTAAATTTTTTGTCCCAAACGGAATTACCGTTCTCTCCTAAGTATCCTAACATATTAGATGGAGGAAGATCAGTCATTTTTATATTTTGAGGTTCGTTGTTGATTTCTTTTGAATCGTTAAAAGTCTCTCTATCAAAAACAATTTGTTGAAGAGCTGGTGCTATGTAGATAAATCGGCGACCCATTTTCTTATACTTTTTGGGGGGCACTTCATCTAAATCTACAACCTTAAGAGTATAAAAAATTTGTCCGTTGTTGTCCACCATCTCAATTTCAAATACTTCCGTAGGATTAGATATATTATTGTGAACATCTATCCCTCTAACACAATAATAATACTTAATGTTTGGACGAATAGTGCTTATATAAGTAGCGGGGGCAGAAGGCTTGTCTGGGGCAATAAACTCTTCTATAGTTGATAGGGGGTTGTCGACTGTGTTAAAATCGTCATACGAGGTTGGCTTTTTCGTAATCCGAAATACTTCATATCTTTTGATAGGGTCGTCGCTCCTATAATTTAATTCCACAGAATTAGTAGTGAGATAATTACGAACGTTCTGTTCCTCAACAGAAACCTCCAGCTGTGACAACAATTCTTCTGCCACAAATTCAACATCCGCATCTTTTATCATTATCGGAAACAAATCCAAGTCTCCCATGTTCCCGTCTAACAATAACAAAATCTTATTACTAATACCCAAAAACGGAACAAAAACAACGTCCGGAGCGATAGGAGGGCGGTCAGTTATCATTGTGTTGGCTGACCAGTAAGGCAGTGTGGCTGCCTTTATGTCACTTTGATTTGTATAGGTTATTGTGGCGGCCGGATACGTAGGCTCTCGTGGTTGAAAAGTTTTGTACCCATGGGGCCCCGATCGTAAAGCAATTTTAAATTTCTTTTTCGATGCAACCTCTGGCTCATAGATGGGGTAACTTCTTACAAACTCAAATCGAATGGTAGCCTGAGCGCGTCCGGTCGTAGAATAAGATTCCGATGAGGGCATCAAATGCGGCTTGACCTCATACAAATTTTCGGTGTCTCCGTCGCCGTTATCCCAAGCTTCTTCAAACAAATCATTTATTTCGTCTACAAGTTCCTGAATTGTCATCGTGGCGCTGCCGCCGGCATCATCCCAAGACCTTGCAATTGGGCCGGCCGAGAAGGAATTATAGAGCGTACCCTTCTCGTACTCCTGAATGTCTAACCACCAATTAATTGATTTAATACCCATTATGATTGCCTATCTAAACCTCAAATTTAAGCCGCGGGTACCCTTGAGACCTTTGAAGCTAGTTACCGTACTGTGGGGTTCAATTTTTTGGGCGGGCCCGAGGAGCTGGTGGAATAAATCATTTTTAGTTTCTTTAGTTTCTTTGTCTGCCATCTCCTCTTTCGTCTCAGCTAACAGCGCGCGGACCTTTGGCTCGAGCCTCTTATAGATACGCCCGGCGGCGTCCGTTCTTTCGTCTCGTAAAACACCACCAGGGGCGCCGGCCACACTCTTAATAAATTTATCACGAATTCGACGCATCTTAATCAGCAAAGAGTTAACTTTTTGTTGGTCGCCTTCCTCTATCATCCTTTTAAAAGAACCAATGATTTCGTTCATAGTGGCATCTAATTCACTCTCCGTGGCAGCCGTACCTCCTACTGCGATGTCAATTGCTCTTTTATACATTGCCATAGGATTATTATATTCTTCGGCTTCCTCGTCTGAATCTGGCGCCAGTTGTGAATTAGTAAGAGTAAGAACCTCATCTGGTATCTCCAGATTGAGGCCCGTCATCCCGCCATCAAGGGCGCCTTCAACCCCATATCCGTCATGTAGTTCCACAACAAAACCAGAAAAATCAGCTGTTTCGCGCTGGACTGCAGTATAATACTTCCCCAAAGGACTTCCTCCAGCAGTTGTTGCCGTCGGGGGAAGAGTTCCGTTGGCGGCAAGGGCGGCGCCGGTTTCTTTAGGCACTCTAAATATAAAGTGGCCACTTTGTGTGGTGGAGGCGCGCTGCTCTTCGTCTGACGTTAAATAAGAATATTCCTCTTCGGGAGAAGAGCCATTAATAGAGATACTCATTTCATCGACCGGAGGATAGAACCCTAAAGCGTTTCCTACAGCACGACCTTGGCCTATTTTTAATTCACCGAAGTCGAAGCTAGCCCCATCATAAGAGTATTTATTTCCAAATAACATTCTTACCTGACGAATTTCATACTTATATCTTACTCCATAAGCAACCTGAGTGTCGACGTAACGCAACAGATCACTATAAACCACATCTTTGGAAACCATTATAGTTTGTATAATGGGCCCATCATTGTTGGGTCCTCGTGGGTTTAATCTTTTATCTATAAGATACATCACTGTTTCGCTGGGGCCCGCAAGATTGCCGAAAACCTGCTGAAGGGATCTGCGGCGATCATCCACCGCCTTTTCAAACTCGGGGCTTTCTGTGACTTTTATCGCCTCCTCCAAACTTAATTCAAACAGTTCTTCGTTTTCCCATTCTCGTAAAATTGTATAATTTGCGTCGTCGGCCATCTCTTCTCTGGATTCATTATAGACATCTAGCAAATATGTAAGCGCGCCGCTTCGAAGTGCAGCTATAAAGTCTTCCATATCAAAAACAAAAGAAGTAATGGTTTTATATGATTCAACTGTATCACGAACTTTTCCGTCAGGACTAATAGTCTCGCGCGTAAAAGCTTGGAAGTCAGTAGGGGTTGTCCTGCCTAGGTTAAGGTTTTCTATGATGTAAAGCTGAAGGAATACCAAAAAGCTTCTCACCTCATCAGCATCTAGTTTTGACGCAAAGAGGGTCGTGAAGAATGACATGTCGACGCGCTTTTCGGGAAGGCCTATAATATCCTTTTTGTCGAATCCGATAATAATTTCATTATAAAACGGATAAAAGGCTGTAGCCTTAATGTCGTCTGATGTGTCGTTTGGTGTTCCACGATCGTCGCGAATATTGTACTTCTTTAGAATATCTAAATCGGGAAACAGAATGGCAACATTTTTAAACTTTTCTTCAAAAACTTTTTTGGTTCCCTCAATTGCGCCTTGTGCGTTTAAGATATCCAAAGTTTCTGAAAATTGCTGAAAATAGGCTTTGTTCCCTTCGGCGCTGGTCTGATTTTGTTCTAAAAACCAAACATCAAGCTCCGGGCCGTCATAAAAATTTTCATCATTACCCAGTGTAAGTTGTTCCAAGTAATTAACGCTAGCGGTGTTGTGGATATCCGACTCTAACATATATAGATTGGGCAGCAGCACCTCGACCCCAAGGCCTGCTCCGGCAACGGCGTCCTCATAGGGAGGATAAGTATCCAAATAGAAATTATAATATGAATTAACCGCAAGGTTGTAACTACTCTTTGCTAATACTTTCTTATCACTAGAAGGAAAATCGTATAAACTATGATGGTCAATGTAATCCGTATCTAGTTGTATAGCTGGTCGGAAGCGAGCTAATTTCTTCCATTTCTTCATATAATAAGATTTGTAGTATTTGGTAACCCCCAGATCGCCCGCAACGTACTGATAGAAATTAGGCTCTCCTGTTAAAACGTCTGTCGATTGTTGTGCAAGATAGTTATTCATCACCTTTCTCTTGTGTCGATTAGCTAAATTCCAGTTTTTATCGTCAAAATAAATGGTAAAAGAAGACTCAGTGAAACGGCCACCGCCGGCTAGCTTGAACGGGCGCTTTGTCTTCGTCGACCAATATGGATGACGACTAAAATTAAACAGACGTGGGGACTGGCGATAACTTCCTTTGGCAAAATAATAACCCTGTACACCTCGAAAATGATCGGCCGTACCCCAATCGTTACGGACTAGGGGATGTCGGTAGTATCTTGATTCGCGGCCGCGGGTTCTAGAGCGAATGCCAATTATGTCCTCGTTAACTAAAGTGGTGAAATTGCGATAGGCAGTCATTTAATATCTTCTCCCGCCTCTCCTGCGCCGAGTGGGGGCGCGCCCAGGTCTTCTAAACTGGCTGACCGGTCTGCCGCCGGAACTGCGAAGACGGCGGAACCTGGCGCGCGCGGCCTTCGTATTGGCGCCCAAACTAATTCTCTTCTTAAAAAGAAGGCGGGGCCGGTGAGTAAAGACCATGGCGTTCGCAATATAATATTCAGCCCCATAATTAGCAGCCCCACGATTAATGTTCGTTGTCCAACTTTTATCCAATCTAACCAGGCGTTTATAATAATAAAGATATCTCTTTTTATAAGAAGTCTTGAGTATAGCTCCCTGTGGCTCAAAATCGTTACCCAAAGCAAATAGGAAATTATAGCGACTCAACCGATATTGATTTCCGGGTGTCGTAATAGAAGGGCATGACGAAAGTCTACAAAGTGCCGGGGTGCCTTCATCTAGTAGCTCATTGAATCGCGTTTGTGTCAGGGTCCTCCATCGAGGGAGCCTAATATTGTCACTCTTAAACCCATCTAGTACTTGTATACGAACTAGAGAGTTATAGTTTATGTCGCGCTCAAACGAATTTAGTACCAAAAAAGCATCCTTGTTCTCTTGAATTTTGGTGTAAGCTAAAGATCCGCGGACGCGGCGCGTACGACGAATTTCGGGGGGTACAAAATCTTGTGCCACCCCATCTACAAGTTTTTCAGCTATACTGCTTTCTAAAGCTTGCAGTCGTTTTTTCTGCCCTTGCAAGTGAGAATAAGTTATTTCACTACTTCCGCTTATTGCGTCCGTCAGATACTGATCGTCGTCTAGAAATCCAGTTCCAAGCTGTTCCGTAGAAATCTCTGTCTCGTCCTCGACGGAAAAGTTTGAGTGGTCGCGCACAAATGATGATAAGTCAGTCGCAAGAGATGTCACACTAGCCCCAGCTCTTCCCAAAATGCTTTCCATCTTGGTAACCTTTATATTAGTTTCTTTTGGCGAGCCATCTGACAGAAAAACGGCCGTAGAGGGGTCTAGACGATTATCTAAAATCACCAGGCCATCGGCCAGTTCTAAATTAGGATCGCTAGTTGGCTGAACTTCGTAGGGGGTGTGGATAGTGTAAGGAGATAAAAATCCATATTTATTCACCGTGCCGGCATTTGGATTAGCTATTTGGTATTTTCCAAGCTCTATGTCAAGGCGCCGATTATAGTCTTCAAACGGAATCACCGGCAGCCCTATTGGGCGTTGTTCTACGTAGTTTCCGGTGCCAAGGTAATCAAACCCAACTTCATTCTGTGTCGACTTGCGCACGGTGCGAGGTGTATGCGTGTACTTAATTTTTTTGATAAGATTGTTGCCTTGTTTTATCTTAGAGCGCGCATTAAATTTCCTTTCACTTCCTCCCACAGATGCTTTGGTTACAAGTCGAGTGAGGTCTCCAATATAATCTTTTATTATTTCATTAAACTCATTGAAGGTTTGATCTGTCGCAGACATTGGGTTTACCATTGTCGTTAGATTTTTCTTCCACAAAATAGGACTTTGTGTTCCGAACCCCTCTCTACCAAAAATAAACCAAATCGATGCTAAAAACTCATTTATAAGTTTCAGCCATGAATCATCGGATTTTATAACCTTAGCATTTACTCTCAGATACTCCTCAACATTAAAGTTCTTTTTTCCTAGAGCTTCAAATTTTGCCATAAAGGATTGATATTCCGCAAAACATCGACGTAGCCGATCCGCCGTTTCTTTCACCGCTAGCGTGGTTTTATCAACAAATTCAAAATTAACAGTGTATTCAAAACTATTAACTTCCTCCTTTCCCATTAAAGGATCATTAATTAAAATGTTCAAAAAATCATTGCCCAAGTCCATTGTTGTAACAGTTCCTTTGCTCAAAGATCCTACGCTAACAGGAAGATTTTTTGAAGAGTCTTCGTCGTCAGGAACTACTTGATTAGCCAATTTAGATCCTTCTTTTACCCGGCGCTTTCTTTGTCTCCAAACCGTTATTTCATTGACGCCAAAACAATCTCGAAGGGAGTTTTTATTGGTGAAGAGCCCAGCGAGACTAGAGTTGTGATTGATGAAGCGATCCCAATCCATACTGAAATATGCTTTATAATCTCCGGTGGGCTCGCGAGAATAGTACAGCCTGGAGAAATAGCGGCGACCTAGGTGCTTTTTTATTCTTTCATAATTTTTAAAATTGTGTTTGTTGATGTCTCTCATATTAACAACAAAATTATCCAAGTCTAAGTTGTCAATCTGATTGAGAAGTCTAAGATCCTTAATCTTTTGGTTGCTTACTTTTGTTCTTCGAAGAGTGGGGTGAGGCCCATCAGTATGGTGCTGGCCCGCCATATACTCTTTTCTGTACCGATGAACTGGACCTACCCAAATATCGTTTAGTTCTCCGTAATCTTCGGATGACTCGTCAAGCATATATAAATAAGTTGTTGCCGGCGCGTGACCATTGATCATGATAGGTTCAATTACGGGCTGACCAAGTCTAAATTTACTCGTTTGCGGAGCGCCTTTTCTTTGGATATCTTTTCGGTTTTTGGTATGATAGGTGATACAATAGAGCCACAAGTTTTGATTGTCTTTAAGAATAATATCAATGTTGATAGGTATTTCCTTCGACACCACCCCGACACCCTCTCTTCGATTAATGATGTGGTCGATCTTCTCGTCTTTTACAAAATCTTCAATGCCCATATATTTTTTTATCAAACTGCTTCGGCTTGCGGGAGTATTTTTATGGAGCATCTCGTACCGTAAAGCCTCTTCGTTTTCTTTGAGCAGCTTAAGAGTCGACGCCTTGGTGACTAAGGCCACAAACAAACCACATGGATGGCTTTTCTCAATTTTAGCAATCTGGAGACTTAAAAGAATATCCATCTTAGTAACGACAGGGTTAAGTGGGTCAGTCTTAATTTCTACGCTCTTCACTAAAGGAAGGGGCAAAGTCTTTAAAAAGGAAGCTGGTGCTATATTTCCCATCAGCACTTCTCCGCATCCTCAGTTTCGGGCGCGATGAAGTCATCATAGATATCACCCTCCAAGCGTAAGCGCGCACCAGAAGCACTTCGCGTAGGAACCTCTCCCGGTGTTAAGCCCTCGTTGTGAGTAATGGCTCGTTGATTAAGTCCGTATGCCGCGCTGGGCCCTAAAGCAATTTCTGCATCTACATCAAGACTCAAATAATATTCTATTTGATCTCTGGTCGCCGGCGTTAACTCTTCCTCGGCAAAACTAATTTGTTGCAAACCGGTGTCACTACCAGAAATAAACACTTCACAATAGAAATTATCTTTCTCATAAGCAGTGTTGTGTTCTTGCAGGTCTATCAAAATAAAATTATTTTGTAAGGAAATATTGATTCCTTGATCATTGGCTGTAGATACAATACTAAAGTCTCCCGAAGGAGTGAGATCGTGGGTATAAAACATTTTATAATCTATAACGACGTCTAATTGCGGGATCTCTTTAATCACGCCATTGTTTAGGGCTGCGGCGCTACTCGTCAAATTAACTGTATAATAGTTTTGACTAGAAGAAATTTCATTGTGTAGAAAAGAAATTCCCCAGGCCGCGTCGTAAGATGACTTAAGATCGCTGGTCCCCAACGGAGCCGAGGCTACAAAAAACTTCTGACCAAATTGAGGCACGCTATCGAATGCATCTGCAAAATTAATAGAATTGGAAGAAAGGCCCTGCTTGTTTATATTCTCAGTAACCGTTTTTAAAAACTGCTTTACGCGGGTTTCGACACCAGTCGTATTAGATTGTGGCTTAAGATTGGGAGTTTCATATCGAATTCTACGGTCCGTATCTTTTTGGTTTTCTGCTGTTCCGGCCTCGGAGCCGGAGATCTCAGCACTTGGGCCTGCTGCAATATCATAAAGTATTTCATCATCATAAAAAGCATAATAAACCGGTTTCATGCGGCCCTGTGATAATAAATACTTACCATACTCCGTGAGTTGTAGATCAAGTACTTCTTCTTTCTTATTGAAAAATTCCATTATCTATCAGCGTCTCCGTCGTCTGTTCGGCATCCCTAGTCGGTTTAATACCACCGTTGCTTCCGCTTCCGTATAAGTTCCCGCGGTCGCAGCGCCGGGGTTACTCGCTTGAGTAGTCCCCAAGGGAGCACCGAGTTCCGGAACAATGGGAGGCTCCACGATCTCAGGAATCTCTATATCCTTTGACAAATACTTTACGGTTTCATCAATTTTAACTAGTTCCACCAGGGAGAAATAATCATAAGGCCAATTGAAGCTATAGGGAGTATCTAGACTGGGTTCAATAAGAGGAGTTTCTTTCGTGAGTCCCTGTTTAGAGAAGATATCATAATCTTTTGCGGCGCGCTGCTTAACCTTAAAAACCATCCACTGCAAATTTTGCTGCCGCGACGTAAAGAATCTGTTCGTAAAATATTCTCCCACTTCTATGGCGGCCGTTTGTTTTTCAAACTTCTGGTTACTCAGAGGAGGCAGGTTCTGCCAAATATTTTGAAGGTCTTTCTGGCTCAATGTATGATCAAATTCAAATGCATCAAAGAAAATCGGACGAACATCATTGGTTAAGAAGTCTAAGGTCGGCGGGAAGACGTATCTAGAAAGTAGGTCTGTCTGACGGTCGTACCTATCCGCCATGGCGTCCCAAAACTTAAAGCTCCAATCCCGTCCTTGAGAGCGGCGCTTTTCAGCAAATTCGCGTGCGCGGACCATCCATCTCTCTGGCAACAGTCGAGCAAACCGACGATCATTTTCAATGGCCCAGAAGGGTACCACCACGACGGCCTCCCGAATATTCTTAGTCTCTTTCAGTTGGCCCACCTTACGTGGGACGGGCAGCCCAAAGCCCACAACCTCTCTTAAAGAGTCAACTTTAATAGATCCACTATAGAAAGAAGAGGAATACTCTATCGGCAAATCTTGAATGCCAAGTACGACGCCTTCGGATCCCGTGGGAATTCGGCCATATTGGTGCCACATTCCTCTAATCTGGAATGGTGCTTCGGAAGAGGTTACATTGATAGGGCTTTCCGCTATTGAACTCGTGGGGTGAGGAAGACACGGCGTGTCATAAAAATTCAATATTGGTGTTTCGAATTTAGACTGGATCAGCCACCTAACTTTTTGGTCGGTGGTCCCTTCCGGAACTGTTGCGACCTTATCAAAAATATTAACACTGGCGGTTATCATCATCTTGTTGTATTCATAGCCCGTCTGAAGCTCTTCGGCTCCAACCCCGGTGGCCGAGTCGTTTACGGATCCCACCGTGGCATTATAGGAAAGCGCGCCGCCTGGATTAGTGCTGGTGGGCAGGCTGCCGGCGCCACCCACATTAACATTCACCTCAATGTCCCGTCTAAACTCAGTAATACAATCAGATAGGATATCTTGTAAGGCCGGGCGATCGCTGTAAGGTGCCTTCCAAATCAAATCCACATGTGCTGATCCATTATAGTAAGGCGGCGTGAGGTGGGCCATAGTAATACCCACCCCAGCAGTTCCCGAAACAGCAACCGGTGCTCCAAAGGCCGTCGCTCGGCTGTACATACCAAAATTGGGATTTCTATTTTCGTCTACAGACCTCTTCAGGAAGACGCGCATACCGTAATAATGGTTCTTTGTTACCGGCCTGAACTCTGTTTCTTCCCGGGATAGGTAATTTGACAAACCCTTTTGGAAGAAGTTCACTGACTCACACAAGAAATTATCAATAGCTAATTCATATAATTTCGAAGACATATTGCCTTCCCATCGAATCTTAAGATAATTCGGTTGACCGGCTGCGATAGATCCGGCGCCTCCGAGCGGGCCCGCATTGCCAAACGAGTTTGAAAGACTGGATGATACGAGTCCTGTATCATACATCCAGCCGGTATCGACAGAGCTGAGCTTGGTGTCTGGGTTTTCTATCCCATGGGGAGCAAATTCTAGAGCCTTTCGAGATAAATAATCTTGCGGTCTGCGTATGGCCTCAAATGGGACTTTGTGTAAGAAATAGCCGCGGCGCCCATATTCAGTAGGACTTGAAGGAAGTACACCGCCTGGTATCGATCGATAGCACTCAGGGTATAGGGAGGTAGCTCCGATGGCCGCGGCGCCCGAATGAGCGATGTTCAAACATGGCAGGCTCGAAGAAGCAATTGAAGCAGATTGGACAGAAGCAGAGGAATTGAAATTATACTCATAATAACCCTCCTTAGGAACAATTCCTACATTTGCAGCAAATACAAAACTGGCATGTTTCATCGTGGCCTCAATGGGAAGATCTGGAACCGACGAAGTATTTCGCAGAGCAAAATGGCTTACGGCAATACCAGATTTAATCGTATTAAAAAGAATTCCTGGTGCGAAAAGAGGCTCTAGTAAAACTCTAGATAATACGCTATAGGGTGAGGCAACAGGAAATTTAACTCCTCCATTAATGGCGCCGGCTTCGCTTCCCGTACCATTAATGTTCAGGTTGTTTTGAAGTAACGGATTCAGGCCTGTTTGATAACTTCCCATCGATTTAGAGAAATAGTTGGCAAGCTTAAGTGAGCGCTCTGCTGGATAAAAACCCTTGTACGGCAAAAATGATAGAAGCGCAGAAGCTTCCAAGGTAGTTCCCAAACGACGGATGTTTCTTTCTTGAGTTGATCGTTGACCGGTTAGGTCTGCGTCAACAACATTAAACAAATTCATAAAATCAGTATTTGAATAAATGGTATAAAACTTATTGTCGGATGAGTCAGGTGTTACAGCACCAGTTAGCGAAAATAAATTATCTAATTTAGCGAGAAAGTTTTCGACGCCNCCATCAGAGCTTAAATAATCTTCCATTAATTCGCTAATTCTATACTCAGGAACAATAGTATGATCCTTCCCAGCTAGACGAACCAACTCTGCGTATTCATCATAAGGGCGATAGGGGTCTATATTTTCTTGAAGAGGGGCAACCCACGGGTGAAACCCAATTAAAGACGCGCGAGTGTCGGGGCCCCTAAAGGTAGGATAGCCAGCGCCCCATGGTGAGGCTAAGTCTGTCTGCCCCACTTCCAATACCGGCATAACATAACAAGCGCCAGGATGAATGGTGCCGCTCATTCCTGGAGTCGCGTTGGTACTGACTACGTTGCTGAGGGATCCGACGCGTCCCTGCTGGCCAAACCGAGTGTACGTATTTTGAAGCTCGCCGGCGCCGGAGCCCGTGGTGGGCTCGATGTTGTTGAGTACTACAGTAAATATAGATCCGCTAGGTAATTGAAGTGTTGTACTAAAGCCAGGAGGACTGGCCCCCGTTAACTCAGAGGCCGTGACGGCGCCGGTCATATTAAATCCATACGCAAATCGAATCTTGGATGCGCTGTTGCCGTTGTATATACTATTAAATCCCTGTGAATTTGTCAGCTGTGTGTACCACATCGGGGCATCAAGTGGCCACGGGCTGGCGTTGTCGTTTCTGGATTCCATAGCTCCGGAATCCCAATATCCCTGTGAATTAGTGACTGGAAATTTCCGGTTTGTACGCGAAGAGACCCACACATCCTCTGTCTTGTATTCCGATCGAGTTCGAATTATGTCTTGATAAACATTTTTTTCGGACGGAAAAACTCTTTCTGTGTAAGCCGCATATACCGAAAGCTCTGACTTGTCGATAAAATCTTGTAACTCTGCATAAGCCTGATTCTCTCTCGTATTAATCTGAATATTCAACTTACTATTCAAACCTTCATTGGAGAAATACGTTATATTGTTGCCGTATGAAATCCGTGCTACCGCATTATTAGTAGGATCTGGGGTGTCAGTGTTGTCCTCAAACGCCGCCACAAAAGGCCTGTATTTGGTGCTGAAGGGTTGTTCAACATAGTCAGTAAAGGTGGTGGATGATTTGCCGCGAACCACATTAACAGGATCGGCGGCGCCGGATATATAAACCGGAACCATGGGCGGTGGATTGAGGACCGAGATTCTATTGGTCTCCCTTAGACGTCGAGCCACTGGGTGTTCCCCGGTCCTAATTTGCTTCCACGTGGGGTGCTGATACGGGCCGTTCAGGTTAAGAGTTGACTGATTAAAAGTTATAAATGAGTGTTGCCACAATGACCCCGAATTATCCTCATAGAGAGTAGAGCCGGACGCACTCGAACCGCTAGTAGGGCCATATGGAGAAATTACAGCCAAATCAGCCGAGGATGTCAGTCCGTTGGCGCCTCCTGAAGTGTACTGCGCAAGCGCGGCTACTTGATACAGGTCTGCATTCCCCTGCTGATCTCTAATGTACGAAGTTGAATCTTCCGGAAGATTCCCGAATCGATACCAGGATAGTAAATAACACGGTAGCTGGCTTCCTCCGGCCGGAACTGTTCCCATACTGCTCGTGGCGACGGGCGTAAACCCAAACATATTGGTATTTCGGCGCCGATAGAGATCAGCTACAGACTCCGGGTTCAGGGCGCCGGCGTAGATTTGAAGTTCGTCCAACTCTCCAATGAAACAATTATCATAGGTGCGAACATAGGAGTTTCCCACACAAAATGCGCCATCTATACCAAGGGCCTCGCCCAACTCATCGGTCTGCGTGGCGCCCGCATCTGTGCCGTTGATATATACCTTCATTACGGCTTCGGTGCCCTCTTTGGAGGGCCACGCACTTGCATTCCCGGGGAAAGGCGCGAGAATAGGATCGTCGCTGCCATCCCGCTGACCTTGTTCACCATCGTATGTAACCACCACGTGCTGCCAAACCCCGTTTTTGATGCTGCCGATGAAGGGGTTCGCGCCTGCGCCGCCGGGGTCTTTGTCGGTGTAAGTTCCCGAGACGGCGACCTGGCCGTCTTCGTTGGAGTTTCCGTCTACACACCACTCCATATTCCAGGAACTAGGAGAATCAACTGAGGATGAGGGTACTGTATCGCCCGAACCCGTGGGGGATAGGACTACTTCTCGGCGCCATCGGTCACGAATCCGGGAAGAAAAGTGCCACGGTCGCATGTACGCCGCGTGGCCGTTGTCGTTGGTTCCGGTACCGTCGCTGCTCTGCGCGTAGCTTCCGGTGTAGTTGGGCTTCATCCACCAAGAAACCGACATTGCTCGCTTGCCATCGTGGGCCGCGTGCCAATTACCACCGATGGGGCGCCAGGGGGTGGCCTGGCCTCTGTTTACAAAAGTAACAGCTCCATAACCATTTGTCGACTCGTTCGCAGAGCCAGAAAAAATATAGGAGAATTTATTTGGTGTATAATTTGGAGGCTCAAGAATATGAGTACTCAAATCAACATATCTCGATGCATAATTTGAATATGCAAATCCAGCGAAATTAATATTTCCGCTTTCAATTAAAGTAGTATAAGGGGGCTCATACTGCCCTTGTGCACTTGGTGCGGACTGGCTTCCATATGGATAGGCGCCCGTAACAAAAGCCGAGCCAGAAGAGCCAGAGGGGCCGGCCTGGACTGCAACGGAAAGCTCCGGGACGCGGACTGCAGATCTAGGATTGGACAGAACCATCTGATCAAATCCATAGAAGTTGGCGCCGTCGGTTAGAGAAGACGTAATCCACATATAGTTGCGATCGGATTGAGGTATCGAATGCTGGACAAAAGCATTATCATATGTTGAGCTGGTTGAAAAGGTGCCGCCGCTAGCTTCTAAAATTGGATCGGCGTCACTGCTCGTTATCTCCAGGCGCGTTCTGGTATTCCTTTGAATCTTGTGGTAGGACGGCTCTGTAACCGTCAGAGAGGCGTTTGCTGCCACTTCGGCAAGCGTAACCTCCCCGTAGGTGGCATCGGCCCCAAAAGGCCCGCAGTGGAGCTTGTTGTTCGTCTGGAAGCCACGTGGCTTATCAAGCTGATCTCGGACCTGGATAGAGTCAGCTGGCAGGCCGCCAGATCCCATGAGGCCAAAGTTGCGGAAAGGCATCGCATTGTAAACCGATAGCTCTTCATGAGCCGGGTCCATATAGCCGCGGCTTCGAACGGTATAACTACCGGGTGCGCCGAAGCGGTTAACAATGATTGTCTGATTGGAGTCCGATCCCGTGCGTGCGGGAACCGGGAATTCCTCCGCTGTAAGGACACAGGCAAATGGGGCCATATCGACGCCGGCCCAGGCGATCGAACTAGACCCACCGCCGACCACCGGATAGGCAGACTCACTAATGTAAGACAGTTCTGCATTACCAACGTTAAAGGTGTACGATGCTGAGTAGGCGCCGACGTATGACGATTGGGCGCCTCCGCGTTCTAGCGTCCCGCCGGCGACGATGGCCGAATAGGTAGCGACGTCAAAAATTACGTCGTGAGAACCAGTTGTCGTGACGCCGTCGTAGAAATTGGCTCCCTCTCCTCCGCCCTCGAAGTAGACGTCGAGCATATTTTTGCCCCACGAGTAAAGCGCAGAGGCCGACATAGAACCCATTCTCCACCACGCTACGATGGCTCCGGTTGCATAGTTGTTGCTTGCTCCCGAAATAGAAATAAGACTTAAATCCTGGGCTCCAGGGGAATAATCCCACCGGACAGGAGGACAATCGATGACCGAACCCGTTCTGCCATGAACCAGCTCAACGTTATCGGCAGAGAGGTCCACATTCCAATAGGACACGTCGGCCAAAGATATTCCCCGGGCCTTATCGAAAGGAGTGTTATCTGGAACATTGAAGAAACGGCCTCCTCCATTAATAGTCTTGAATAAGCCGGCGGTGGCGAAAGTGTCGCTGGTGCTCATCCCAACACTGTTATCTCCGTTAACATAAAGTCTTACTGCCGGATTCGAGGCAGACGTAAAAGTCATACAAATATGGGACCACCCAGTATCATGAAGGACAGCGGCCGCGGAGGTCCAAGTTATATCGCTGTGCTCCATCTTCATCACGAAAACAAGTTTGCCGTTGTCGGCGCTGCCGGAACTGCCATTATTTTTGATATACCACTTACGGACACCATCTGTAAAACTATTCGAAGGTGCATCAGGCGTATTCATTTGCAAGTAGGATCCCAAATGAAGTATTGTTTGGTTACTATAGGTCTCCAAACTGTCCATTGATCTAGATATCCAAAAACTAAAACTGAAGTTATCGTGCGCCCATCGCTTCACAGACGGCTTGGTGATAGTTCGCTCGTAGCCCGTCATTCCGAAGTTCGCATAGTCTGTGGCAATTCCCAACTCATAGGCCGTCGCGACGGCTGCTCCTGCCCGATAAGCTTGCCACGCATATGGTATTTGATCAGATTGCGTTACATGTGCAAAGGGATAGCGACCCTCTTGACGAGGGACGGGCACCTGAGGATTTAAAGAAAAATCAAATGACTGATCCTGGAAGAAGGGATCATTTTGAGTTCGGCCAGAAGTCTGAACCACTTCGTAGTTCTTCGTGTAGTTACCAATTCGATTGTGATCAAGGGCTCCTGACATCGACGCGCTCAGAGAGGCCGTCGTCATCATGATGTTCTTGATGTTTACGGGGCGCTTGGCATATTCTTCTCGCGGAAGGTTTGCTTTCGGCCTGTCATAAAGGTTTGTGGTCCCCGGCGCCGTATCCAACTCAGGATACTGCGGTGAGACCACCTGTAGGTGGCCGGAGGATGCCTTCCAGGGGCTTCCAGTGTTCGAGCCCGTGAACTCATGGCCCATCTGGACTCGGAAGCCTTCAGGGCGATTTNCGCGCGTGTCAAGACCATTGAAGTTATTGTCCATGGAGAGACTATCGTCGGAAGATCGGGACTGGTTCAGTTCAATATGGCGGTGCTGGCGGCCTCCAACAAACTTCTCAGTGAAGGGGCCCTGCATCGGGACGTCTGTTTGATCCGAAGTGAGATCGGCATGCATATTGGTGATAATTGTGCTGCCGGTGAAGTTCGACATCTCGCTCGATATCGCATCACTAATAGATGAACTATAGAGGCTGAAGGGTGCAACAGTTGCACCATCGGAGTCTCTTTCGTATACTTCGTAACTTGCCGACTGGACTCCCATTCCAAATCCATAACGAACCTTCTGAAATGGGAAGTAAACATCGGATGAACTTATCAAGCTCTCTACATCTGCTGACTTAGCCACCATGATGTCGCTTGGCACTGCTCCATAGGTTCCTTGGCCCACCGTTGGGCCCGCTGGTGCCGTCGCCTCATACACAACGCCCTTGCGCTGGCTGGGGTGTCTAGCGACGCCTCCAAGGACCACAGAGCCTCCCCCGCTGAAACGGTAAGGACGGCCTAGGGTTCGGTTATTGGAGGCTTCAATAGCGTTGAGCAGGACTTGTCTATCGGCTAATGCGCCGGAAGGCATTCCGCCGGTAGCATTTAGAATCTGGAGTTGTGAGAGGCCGCCGCGTTCAGCACGATTTTGCCACCAAGCCCGAGAACCCGAAAGTCCATTTTGTTCGGGGCGGGCGCCGGCGGCCCACGAAGCAGTAGGAAGGGGAGCATGGTCATACTTCCAACTATTAAGCAGTGAAGTGTTGGGCATTCCCGTGACACGCTTGGTAGGTGCCTGGGCTGATTCGATTCCTGTTCCTTGCGCGTCATTAATAATAGAGTTGACCGTGATCGGCGTAGCAATCGTTCCGATGGTTCCGGATAAATCTGGTTCGGACTCAGCAAGGAATGGGAACTTATTCTGATACTTACTTCTCTCAAGAATGTGACTTTCGATTAAAGTTCGAATGTTTGGATCGAAATCCAAAGATATTGGCGCCAGCTGCCCCAATATCGTGCTTAAGGCGCCGTCAATCCATTTGTAATACTCAAAAAACTTCTCGAAATCGATCTCGCTATTTGAAACAGTTTCATAAAATCGCTGTCGCAAGAATTTTAGCCCCTTATATTCGGACCGATAACGATTAACGGGCGCGCCAATAAGAGTATTCAAATCACTCAAAGAGGCGAAGTAGTTGATCATTTGTTCAGAAACAGCCTGTTGCATGCTCTTCTCAAATGCAAGGAAATAATTTTGAGGACGTGAATCCTGCGTAAACTCCACCTCGTCTTGTTGAGATAGTACCGTAATCATATCAGAAGATTCGATAGCCTCGGGAAGGTTCTGCTTAGACGCTACTAAATATGTCTTGTCCGTTACTGTGGTGGTGCTAGGACGGAATCCTGACCCGGAGCCAGGATGCTGATAATATAAAATATTTCCGAGCCAAGCATTCTGGGCGGCGGCCATTGTAGCCGAGCCCGAAGAAATGTCCGCGACCCTAAAATCTCCTAGGGCGCTCGAACCGGTATTTTGATTGAAGTTCCAATTAAGCGCCAAAGTGTTTATGGCAGGAAGGTTCCCGTAACTAGCAGACGAATCAAATGGGAAGGGGTATAACCCAGCATCGGCGCGCCCATAGTTTTCAGGATCATACGCATGCGCCTCCATATCTTCGGTTGTTAGGCGATCTAACCAGAAACGACAAGATCCAATCTTGGTGTCGCTATATTGCAAGAGGCCGCCCGTAATATTTGTTTTGTGTGCGCCGATGTAAACGCGGCGCGAGCCCGTAATAAAAGAATCTGATGTTCCGGCCGGTGTAGACCCTGTAACATTAAACCTGTCTAAAATTATTCCCGAATCGACATGAATGCCCTCGAACTCAATTATATAGGTGTCACTGCCCGCGTCCGGGATCTCGCCCGTCCAGGGATAGCGCTGCTGGTAAACCTTAACAGCCAAATTCCATTTAGAGTTATTATAAACATCTAAAAACAGGGAGCTCGTCAATTTAGGAATATAGCCGCCTGCCGAACTTGTCAGCACAAATTGAACATTTGGTGATTCAATATCATCTCTTACGGCATAAACCTGGAAGTTGACCCCATCATCATCTGGGACTGTGGTATTGCTTTGCGCGGTTTCGGAGCCCGCGGTTTCCGATGGTTGGACTGTCGTAGAGTGCACCCCAAACAACGAGGAGGAAATTATATTGGTGTTTTGATAAAAATTGTCGGTTTTATCAAATTTGAGAGGGAACATAACTTCCGACTGCAGGGTAAATGCAAATCCCCCCGTCAGCTCAGCGCTTGAAGAAATAAAACCATAAGTATTAGCAGTGTCGCCGGGATCCTGGAACTGATATACGGTACCGGCGCGGTTCCAAAGAGTATTAAAATCAACGTACTTCTTAGTAGAAACCTGATTTTTTCTATTTGTAGTAAAATCAAACTCCACATTGTTTGCGTACATATTAATCTTGATTAATTCGTCATCAACTCCAAAACACCGAATAGCATTTCTAAAGGCCTTTTCGGTACCCTTCGACTTATAGATATAAGTTAGATTATTGTAAAGATTTTGATATATAAGGTTCTTAACCTCAGAAAGGTTTTTTTCATAAACCCTGTTTTCGCTACGATCTCCTAATTTTTCAATAATCGATGCATCAATGAACAGCTCCGGAGCAATAAGGCCCTGCGACGCGAGCATTTTCTCAGCAAAAATTGTGGGCTTATTCGAGCCACTAACATAATCAATGTCTTTAAGTTTATTGAGTGCTTCGATTTGTAAATGAAGGGTGTCCAAATAGCTGGCCATAATTTGCGTAAGATTTTGAAGTTCAGATCCTTCTTCGTCATCTTCTTCTGTGATCCAGCTCGGTATCGAGCCATAGATCATCGCCGTGTTTTCAACATCGTAGGCCGATCCGGATGTAATTAAGTTCGCCCGGACGGTCGACACGCTGGGACTAAAGGGGTAAATAATTGGATCTTCGAATTCTTTTATCGCAGCACTAGACGATATAATGGCCGAACCAGTGTTTCTCGAATTAGAACTATAACCGGTCCAGGTCCCGTTTGTAACACGTCCGGAATAGTCTAAAACTGTTGAGAATGCGCTATCTAAATCAGCCGAAGCGGTGCTTGTTATGCCCTCATTAAACTTATAGTAAACACCCAATTTAGTATTGGCTACTTCTAAAGTGTTGATAAAGGGCATTGGATCTTTGTTTGTGCCACCGCCTACTTGAGTAAACCAAAAACGTCCGATGTCTTGGCTGCTTCTCTGGGTCTTCCAGTACCGGAATTCATCAAGGGAGCCTGATAGTCTGCCGCCGCCCGGGCCTTCGTCCGGGAAGACTACGCCGTCAACAGGGTGGGTGCCAAGCGCGCCGAGCCACCCCTGTAGGGCGCCCGTGACCTCGGAAAAGCCGGTACCGCTAGTAGAAGAGTCGTTTAAATTACCATCAACATACAACCGTGTTTCGATACCACTAGAAGCCGACATCAGAGAAACAGCATAATGGTGCCAGCTACCATCTGCTATCGTAAGGGAGGAGCCCATAGCCAGTTCAGTGATACCTGTCGTGCCAGACAGAGCGGTAATACTAAATGGCGACGATCCCTCATTTGAAGAATCCAAAGATATGCGAAGGCGTCCATATTGACTCACACTGAAGTCAGTGACACCATTCCACATGTCAAAGATTCCTTCTCTGGTAGTAAGGCTCGCTATCCACTCATCCTTCTTTAGCCAAAATTCAACTGTTACTCCCGAACCGGATAGATCATATTTAAGGTTAGAAGTCCGATTAGAGTCGGTATCGTAATAGTTAGACCCAGTAAACTGAAGGTAGAGCGGGGACATACCATCGGGGTTTGGGTGTGGCCCTCCCTTTAAATAAATATATTCTAGACTGGACGGCCATCCATAGCCGCTCTTTTCGGTGACCTGGGTACCCCACCCGTCTGCGGACATAATGGCATATCCTGTGGAACGAGGATACAGGGTTTCATAAATATGAAGATCAATCTCGGTAGATTCGTTCTCCCACTCTAGGCGTTCGCGAAGCGACCCGTCGTAAGGATAAGTTTTATATATTCTATCAATGGAATCGCGATAATATCTCTCTGCTGAGCCATAGCGCGCAAAATTAGAGGCAGTAGAATAGTCCACCGCAGGAAGGAATCTGCGCTCCTTAATGATATCTTGACTCTGAAATTCTGATGATTCAATTGTTGAACCAATTTCAGCGGCCGACTTGTTCGACAGAGATTTAAGAGTCTGTGCTTTATCAAATAAGTGTTTAAAACTCATGTCCTAATTATTCTTCTACCCTAAATTTAAACGTTTCTGGTTGTTCTATCCAGCTAGAGATACTATCATTGTAGTAAGTTAGCTTAATCCCATACATATATCCGCCCTCTAGCGCGCGGAGGTTGAGATCAAAATAGTTCCCAGTTACATCAAAAGATAAAAAGGTAGAATACTCACTCCCTGTCCCATATGGAATTACTTCCAGGTTATCCACCATTCTAATAATTTTGAACGAGGCGCTATCGATAACTTCGGTGGGGTTAACGTTGGTAGCTACCGTGTAGATAGTGGGGCTCCAATTGCGGTCTCTTACAAAAGTTCTAAACCGAACCGTTTGCTTCTGCCCATAGGTCGTCTGCATATTTTTAATTGAGGTAATTCGATCAAAGGTGGGGGCCCCCTCAAACGAACGGAATGCGTTTGTGATTATCGAGCCAGTTTTATATTGTGTCGAACCAGTAGGAGTTAGGGACCACACATCAAACAGCTTAGTGGGTGCTGCCGTAGACGACGAGGTCATACACAAAGAAGCAGAGTAAATGCCGGTACTTACCCAGCCTCCTGTCACTGCCGTATTGGTGGATAAGTTTCCTAAATCATAAACCAGCTGGGCACTGTTGGTTGTGGGTAGAGTATTGGCATTGTTGCCCGAGAACAATGAAACATAAACAAATCCTTCCCCGATGGCCGGAATATTGGACAGCTTACCCCTAACATAGTTATAAAGGTACAAAGTGTTAACGTTGTCAATCGCCGGTGCGACGGAAGAGCTATAATAAAAATTTCCTCGATCATCTTGAATGCGGGAGTCCCAGCGCGCTTCGATATGGGGGCGCCTAAAAAAGAACTCAGTAGAGCGCGCAAAAAACTTTTTAGTATAATAAGAAGTGTCGGCGCCGCCGGTATTCTCCAAAATACCCCCCACAGTTGTCGAGGCAGCGTACGCTTCTTCGCTAGATGTTAAGTGAATCCCAAAACCATAATTATCAATGTGTAGAGCAGTGCCAGAGGTTTGCATCCATCGTTCTACGGTGGGCGTCACATCTATTTCAAGGTCCTCATATCCCAACGGAAAAGTTTGACGATACACGGGCGCGCCCGAACTATCATCATCATCGCGGTAGTCACCGCCCAAAGAAGTCCAAGCAGCCGTACTTGATGCCGACATCCAATTTGCGGCGCCGGGATCTGAGTATTGGCCCATATCGAGCCCAGTTCCTTCGGCCCACGAAGTAGAAACTGCGGAAACAACAAGAGTNAAATCTTGTGGCAACGTCCAGGGGTGCCTTGCATTAAACATCTTAAGATAAAACTTAACACTACCGCTAGCTGGAATGTTTCCCGCGCTGCGGTCGGCACTAACAGATGAAGCCGGAAATTTAATCAAGGTCCGAGATAATTCTTGTGCCTGTCCTTCGGTAGAACTAGAATTTTGACCGTAGATAGAAAAAATTTCTACTGAGTCTGCATAACCCATATTGGAACCGGTTCCACGCGTTATTAAATTTGCCTTAAAAGCATTAGTAATAGTAGTGTCGGCGCTGGCTGTGTACCTTTTGAAGCCCATTTACTTAATACTCCCCTTAATATCTGAAGAGGGGAATTTGAGTTCAAATACCACATTTTCGTGCGCCAAAATTCTACGGTTATCGGTGCTTAAATTGGCAACAAAATCATATGAATCACCACTATAGTTTGCTCCAGTTTTCTCCACGATCTTAACATCAATTACATCCATTACACCCTCAACCTTATTTAAAGTTTTATATACATCAGATATTTGAATAGGTTCCCCAATATCATAAGTCATAGAAAATTTATCGGCTAGAGCGCTCGAGGCCTGATTAATAACAGTATATTTGTTGGAACCAAGGTCTAGTGTTATCTCATATTCAATCCCAAAATTAACTATTTTAGCACTTAGTATATCCACCGTATCATTAATCATTTTATACTGAGATAACCAATTTTTAAGATTATTCTTCAGAGTAGAGTTTGGCAGCGTGAGTTTCCCACTGTTGTCCTGGGAAACTACATACAGATTTAAATTTCTTTTAAAGGCATCAAAATCGCGGGTGATGGTCACGCGTTTAACAGACCCGAATTTTCCGGGCATTCCATAGCAGATAGCTTTATAATCTTCCGCTGTAACCGCCCGATTTTGTGTAGCAAAATAACTAAAGGTGCGCTGTTTAATCTCGTCTGAATTCGGTAATGTAATGCTTCCTACGAACTGTTCTTCATTAACGACCTGTAATGAACTAACAACTCCCGACTGTTTGCCGCGGGTTAATACGCTTGGTTGTTCAAATTCTATTTGGGGACGCGTAATACTTGTGATGGAATTCACGGGGGCATTAACATCTTTAGTAGTATTATAGCGATATGCTATACGAAGTATTGTGTTGGCCGGCGCAATTCCAAACTTATCTGTGTCCAAGAGTTTCGTAGGATCGAAATCAGCATCAGTGGTATAATCTCGGCCATTCATGTCCAGCATCAAGTTAGATGGATCCACAACGGCCGGACTAGATAACTCTGAGTCTGAGCCATACCCAAACTGTAAGTAAGTGCCGCCATTTTCAAACTCAACCGTAAACCTTCTGGCCACCGGGACTGGCTTTAGAATGTTCGGAACCGTGGCGCGGGTCGCAGTAGTGTTGCGGATGGCCTTATAAATAACATCTTGCGAAAGATTGTCCACCTGATAATATCGATGGCCATCGGAATCATAAACGCTTACTACATTATTAATCCTGGAAACAGACAGCGGGATGCGCCGGAATCGAACGAACTCGGCTATTGTAAAAGTATCTAGCCCTAGTCGGCCCGAGACAGCGCGGCCTTGGGCACGAATTACAAAAAAGGTGGGGGTACCGTTCGAGTTTACATCACTAACGACAATTTGGTTTTGTTCTTTCTTAAAATCTATGTCATCCACCAACGTAAAAAACCCCCCAGTATCGGAACTAAACTCAGTACCCGTCTTAAGAACGGGAATGTAATCGGTGTCGGGGCCCTGAGTTGAAGTAGACGCAGGAATTTTTATATACACTGTTACGATTCCATAGGAAGACGGACTTGGGTTAAGACGATAGCCCATCTGGCGCGCTAGTCTAACTACATTGTTATACTCTATAGCTGTGTCTAAAAAGCTTTCATTCGCTTGATAGTCTAGATAAAATGAAAGAATATCTCCTACATAGGAGACAGTGTCAAGCATTAATGACCCAAAGCTTGCCTGGTTGAAATCTTTGTAACTATTCGGATAATACCTTTTAGCAAAGTTTTCTAGATCCCGACGAATGGTGGCAAAATCTCTACTTGTATAATCAATCGCTTCTATTTTCTTCGACATGGGCGCCTACCTCGGTATAATTAGTCCGTATTTGTATCAATCTGCAGCGTCCCTCGCATCTGGAGGGGCGTTATTGTATAATTTATTACAACATTTATTGTGTTGGGAAATAAATCAGGATTATTTTCGGGAGTCCTGTATTCTATTTTATCTATACTGAGAAAGGGCATATACTTCTTTACTTGTTTTATAATTTCACTATTTATTTGCGCATAAGTTACGCTGTCATTCATTTCGAATAAAAATCTTCTTAGGCCTACTCCAAAATCGGTCAACATCATCCGCTCTCCCGGATTGGTAAGAAGCAGATTTTTAAGATTTTGAGATGCAAGTGTAACGTAATCTTGTATCAGTTCATATCTGCTTGATTTCAACGGAAGCAGTGGTGCCAGTCCAGTACTCATGATAACTCCTCCTAATAATTATAAAAAAGATCTATTTTTTTAACAAACATTCGAGTTCTGACCGTCGGAAACATTAGCCTGAGAGTTTTCATCCGTGTCTGCTTCTGCTTCCTCGTTGTTCATTTGATCCAAAAGCATCAAAAGAATATAAATAATTCCGAAAGGTGTTGGGGGCATCATAAAGAGGCCCGAAATGGTTCCCGTAAAGTCTATGCCGTTCAAAGTCATACGTGGACCAAGAAGGGGCGCGTCCATCCCCTTAATGCCCCCAGGTATCTTATCAGAGGCCTGTGCATTTAAAGTGTTTAGACCACAGAAACCCAGCGCCAACAGGTCTTCTCCGGTGATTGCTTTAAGAATCGGCAGCATCGGAGATGCATCCGGCTGCGTGGATTCTGCGTAGTCAATTCCTGTGTCAATTATGCGAGTAACATTCCCAAAGAGTTCTCCGGTAATGTCCCGAATTATCTTTGAGATAGCGACGTGAGGATCAATAAGTTCTACAACTCCCTTCAGAATTTTAATAGGTGTTTCTCGAATGGCCTTAAGAATAAATTCACGAATATTCATATCGAGATTTGATTGTCCGTCAGACGCAAGCTCATTATTTAAGGCCGTCGCGGTGTCCTGATTTGCCAATGGTGTGGGGCGCTGTGTGCGCGAAACCATATTAAATAAATCTAGAATAACCTGTTTTGTAGTTTCAAAATCTTTTTCAATGCCGGGGAAAAAGAAGCTCGTAAGTCCCAAATTATACAAAACCGGTATCATCATCGCAAGTTCTGGATTAAAGGTTTGAGTAATAAAGCGCTGGTATTCTTGGTTATCTAGTATGCGACGGACATGTTTGTCTGGATTCGTCTTTCGAAAGCGCCGAATATTAGCAATCTTCGTCTCTGTGGATAAGGTCGCTTCGTCGTTAGGATTGTTCAGCTGAGCAGTACCCATGGAAGGAATTCCGGGGCCATTATTGTCAGAGGGAGGAGGCGAAGTATTGGCTATATCTGCTAACTGATTGGGATCAAACTCCCCAATCGCGCGGATGTCAACAGTAAGCATTTCCCCTAATATTTGTGGACCCTCGTTTTCGGCATCAAGATCAGACATTGCTGAATCTAAAATGGAATCCATCCCTACTGCGCGTCCCTGCAGCCTCAGCGCTGTTTGAATTACGTTGCGGGCGGCGCCAGGGCGGAACGACTGCACAAAGGGAGAATTACTCTGATCCCAGTCGGCGGCCTGATAGCTGGCGCCCCTGTACGAAGGAAAGTTAAAGATTAATTTATAGCCGCACTTAACATTTTCAAAACTTGGTCGGGGGCCATCCGTTAGTTCGATCATATCTATGAAGTCAACTGCTGTGGTCGTTCTAATAGGCATAGCTCCTGGCCCGGCTGAACCAAAAACATTTTGAATAGATAGTTTGTGTCGCGGGACCTCCATCACCGGTCGTTCACCGTGAGTTTCTACAAATTGTTCTATTGCCGCTTCTCGTAGAGCATCAGCAGTGTATGTTGAGGGGTCGGTGGGGACCGCCGCTAGCATCGTGGCATAGGCAGCATCGTATTCAGTCTGAACTGGTTCGAGCTCTCTTGCGTCCCAAGGGACTAATATTTCTGACGATGCCACATCATTCCAATTAGAGATGGCGTCCCAATAAACATATTTAACAAAAACCAATCTTCCGTCGGAGTGTTTCATTGGGGCATTTCTCTTACCATAAGGCGCGCCATATATTCCTAATATTTCTTTAATAAAGATTTCATCGAATGTTTTGCTGGCGCCGGCCGAACGAAGAACATTGTTGATAGAACCCATAGTTGTTACCGTTTGACCACAAGCCTGATACGTATGACCAAACCTTTCTTCTACTAGGAATCTTACTAATTTACTAAATTCCATTTTCTCCATATCAGCTTCTGGGGTCAAGTATGGGACGATATTCTTTTTATCGTAGGAATGGGCGATTCCTCCGGCCTCTATAACAGGCTCACGCGCGAGTTTGGTTTCAAAATGCTCATAAATATATTCTTTAACGGTTCCGCCGGCCAATCCTAGACGAGTAGTTAGCTCACTTGTCAGACTTGTTAAAATTAAATCAGTAAAAACTTTCTTCTCAAAGACTTCATCAAACCTAAATGCACTAAAAACAAAAATATTTTTAATTAAAATTTCGACAATACACACCTGTATCAGAAGTTGAAGTAATGCATACTTGAGGGCTGCTTCAACCAGTTCCTGAGGTGTGCCGTCATCGTTACACGACGATTGAAGAAATTCTTCTTTAACTTGGTTTAGGATTCCCCGCACATCAAGCAAATCTCCAACCTGTGATGGTTCACAATTAGTATTGTCTTTAAACAAGTTTAGCCGGTTGAGACCCACCATATCAAATATCCCATTACGTTGGATATAAGCAAAAGTACGTTTTATGATCCCGTTAAAAGCCGTAGGGTATACTTGCTTTTGAAGTTTATTTTGGAGATATTTTTTATTCGTGGAGTTCAGGGGCCCCAGAGACTCTAACTGTTTTTGGAGAGGATATGTAAAGTTAAATATATAGGGGTTAAAATCGCTCTCCGATCCATAGGAGGCCAAAAGGCCATCCGGAGAAGTGCCGCCCTTGGCCCAGTCAAAGAGCGGTGTAAATGAATCATCGGCCACATTAATATTAATCCACCCGTTTTTAACCCCGGGGAGCAGCTTGCTGGGATATCCCAGCCTGGCCGCGGGCCGGCGGCCTGAGGATATATCATTATTAGAATAGAATTCCAGCCTAATGGGGTCGACCTGCCGCGGCGATCCGCCTGGGTTGATGGGCGATAAGAACTGATATTGCATTCTAAGGCGGCCGTATCGTTTGGTAGTGCGGTCTAATAACATCTTAGAATAATATGTTCTTTTGCCCCCTGGCGAGTTAGTAGTTGTAAGCCATACGTCCGGCACCGTTCCTTGAATATTTTCATAGCTAGGGGGGCCCTGATGTGCCATGGCGCGAAAGTGATTATAAAACTGGGTTGGAAAAACATATGTCACATAGGGAACGTTGACTCCTCCCGATTCGATGTTATCTTTTAGGTTTCCAACGCTGGCTTCAAGTTGGCCTAGTTCGCCTTTGGACGCTTTCAGCGCATCTTGCAAAATATTATTTAAAATAGGCAAAGCTTCGATAAACTCATCAATAGTCGTCCCAAATTTACTCATATCAATATCGGGACATATCGCCGGGTCGATCTTAAAATCTGGGTCTTGTAGTTTTTCAAAAATGGTAGTTAGAATAGTTAAAAAGGCCGTATCTATCTCGGGTGGATCCGGCAGAGCGTTAGTGTGGGTCAGGGCTGCAATAACGGCCGGGTTTGGATTAGCATCAACCTGAGGCTCCAAAATCGTTGTTCGGGTCGCTTCGATAGAGTATGTAAACTGCATCCTTACATTCTCGATTAGTGTATCAAAAAGTTGGGGAATGATTCGGCTTACAATAGGGTTTGGAACAAACTTATCGTTTTCCGGACATAAAAAGTCAATAGGCGGAATCTCTACTGGTACACCATCGTTTAGGTAGTCGGCCAATTTTTGAATAGATGCCTGATCTGCCAAAGTTGCTTTATCGGCCTCCTTCAAGCAGAAATTTTCAATACTAGCTCGCACATCTTGATCGATGTATTCATTACATACTCGACTGATGTCGCACAGCTGGCTCATACTGTTGAAAAGTGACAAAATTTGATTGCGACTCTGCATTTTCTTAATGATCTCGTCGGAATAACTCTTATTGAACACAGCTATCTTTCGAATCGTTTCGTCGGTTACATCAGCCGGAGACATGTATAAACGACAAATTTCTAGAGGACTGAGTACTCCCGAGACAGCACTTATATAATTAAAGCCCCTGTCCTGATCTAAACCATGTTTCCGAAAGGCATCATCTATCAGGTCTTGCATATTAGGAAGATTAATCGGCTCTACCGTATTATCTTTCATTGCATCCGCTGCATCTAGAGCCCCAATGTCCCGGTCGGCCAAGTTATCGCAATTATGCTTGATTAGTTCGCAGATCCCCTTGATTATATCAAAAGCAACCTCGGCCAAGGTCTGTAGAACTATATCCAGAATTTGCTGCCAAAGGGGCGGGTCACCCGTAATATTAAAAATTGCCGGGAGTTTGGGCCAATCGGGAATAACAATTAAGGGAGGCGGGATAGTAGGCTTTTCATAATCTTCAATAAACTCGGCGATACTAAATCCAAAATCAATCGCATGATTAATTCTAGCTAACGAAAAACTTGAGCCCATTGTTAAACAAATGAGGGCTTCATTAATCAAATCCGCGATGCCCAGCATCTCCAGCACCTTGTTGACTATTTCTAACACGTCGCGGGCTTCGCTAGCGGGGCCACCTTCTGCTCTATCGGCGCTAAGTTTTTCCTCGGCATCCTCAAGCTTGCCTCGCCAATGGGTTATCTCTTCTTCGGTTCCGGTTTCTTCTGCAATCTCCAACTCCAGCTGTGCATCGCGCTTCTCTTCTAATAGGGCCGTGCGTTCCTCTGCCGCGGCGTTCACCCCCTTCGCTTCCTCAACTAATTTAATAACCTCATCTATCATATCCTTTAGGGGGAAGGTGGCTGAAAATTTTTCCTGTGCAGCTGAATTATACATTTGTGCTAGCATCTTTGGATCCTGCATCGCCTGCTGCATCTGAGCGGCTTGGGGAGACGTCATAAAAGTAGAGATACCTTCCACTAGCTTCGATGGATTCAGAACATCCAGAGGATGCGAGGTACCTTTAAACACCATGTGATACTGATGGGGGTCGATCCCGGGCGGTACCGGGGCCGCTAAATCTAATGGTAGGTCCGCCAATTCGGCGTCGGCTTTGACTTTTGCTAGCTCCGGATTTGCTGCTATTTCTTCCGGTGTTGCGTATAGAACTCCGGGGGGCCTCAGAAGGGGGCCATATGTCCTATGAATGAACCCTAGCAGATTCGTTAGGCCTCGGCCGGAGCGGCCATCGGCTCCCCTTTCTATAACTTTGTCCACAATTTCTTGTGCGCGGAGCAACGTAATCATTACCCACTCATCATTTAGTGCCGGATTGTGTTTGACTAAAGAGAAATAGCCAATTTTAAGGGGTCGCGGCATAACTCCCGGGCCTGCACTATAAGTTATGGATTGAACTTTGTACTTGTCGGTGACATCAATGGATAGATGATCATTTGTGCTAAATGGATTTAGATCTATACCAGATAAATTCATATCGCGGCGCGCCATATTGGTTAACAAGCTTATTAGACCAGTTACATCTTCTTTAACCGCACTCAGATCAAGCGGAATTCTAAGTGGTGCGGGGAATCTCTGGATATCAGTATGGTAGGCTGTCAATATCTCCCGTAGGTTAGCCGAGGTTTGGGGGGCTAGGCCCAGATTGAAGCTACCGTCGTCGAAGTGGCCGACACTCTTCGTGAGGAGTTCTTGTTGAGCGGTGAAAAATTCTAAGGCTATTGGGAATGGAGGAAAGCCCGAACTATAAGAAGGCAATTCTCTTTCTTCATAGGGAGGAGGAGGGCAGTCCTGGTCGCCCTTGACGCGAGATTTTAATTCATCTAAAACGCGCTCCTTGGTCTCCGCGTCGGCATCATAAACATATAATCCCAGACGAACGTCTTTAAAATTTATAGAGCCCGCGGTTGATTCATATAAATACTTGGGCGCAGTGGCGGCCGATTTAGGATCTGACTTGATCTGCTTAATGCTAGCTTTTATCTGTGTGCGCAAGGTAGCATAGGTATCTCGATAGCCGCCATCAGGGAGCGTGATGCCGAGGCGCTTTGCGTCTCCGCCATAAATATAAGGATAAAACTCTGGTAAATAAAACTCAATAAAGGCATCAGCGGCTTTGTGATCAAGGAGTTCTGGGTCTAGCAGATCAGTGGAGCCTTCCGGAAGGGCTGCCGGTTGTACGATGACCGCATACACCCCCTTTTTTGGATTATACCATGGTATATTCGGAGGAAATTTTTGAAATATATTTAAGCTGTCAAAATCAATAGTCATATCTAATTCAAATTATTGTACTTACTCAAAATATAGCGCTTTCCTTTAAGCCCACCGGGGTTTTGAAGATATTTCGTACTAAGGGCAGCTCCCTGCTCTTTCCCTTTTTTGCCATTCATATTATCTAGCGCCATGAGAGGAACTTCCACGTTTAAGGCGGAGTGAATAATGCACTCTGCTGTTTTCTGAGCAACGGAAATTGACGGAGCTGACGGGAGGCCGTAAAAAGAGGTGTTATGAACATGAAAAGCCAACGNAAGGTTGATTTGTCGTTGATAGTCCAATGCTGTAGTAAGCCGAGTCGATAAAGTAGCAATATTCGCCATCATTGCTATCAAGCAGGCTTTCAAATTGTCCCCCTTAACCATCGGCTGCATATCACTAGAGTCGTTCATCCCGATTAGGTCAATTCCATATTGTTTCGTGCTGCCGGCGCCTTGTTTGCCTCCCTGAGAATTTTTCTTGTCAGTACGAGTAACGAACTTAATGTTCTCGCGCGCTACGAAGCGTAAAGTATCGGCCTTTAATACAATAGTGGAGCGCGGTGTTGCGCGCGTAACTTTTCCGACTGTACCAGCCGGAAGATCAAAATAGTGTACTCCATCGACACCAGCCTTTTGGCTTATGTATATCCGGGCTGCATCTTTTGTAAAGTTGGGGTCACAAACAACTTCTGTTACGCCGTCTAGTCCAACCTTTTCGTGTGACTTCGCCTCCTTTCCTAGGCGCCCCGCAACGATATCAACAGAGGAACATCGGATGTGGCCTTTGCCGCCAAATCCAGATGGCGGCTTGTGAGTCCGGTCATATCCCAGAACAATCCATGAATTGCCATTGCTCATAACCATTTCATCTTGTGTGGAATTATACTTAGGACAATCATAAACCTGACGGCCCATTCCCATTATCCCTGTCACTCGGGCTTTGCCCTCAGGAGGCAAGCTTAAATATTTTTCAAGTTCTGGTTCCGGAAGTACCTCTTCAATTTCATTAATACCGTCTGCCATATTTTATCCTTACGCTTTCACATCCTTGAGCGGTCCATCAAGAAGTCTTTGTGCCCACTTTTTGTACGAAGCTGATACAAAGTGAACGGGAGTTGTCTCTTCTTTATGTTGTAAATCTTGTGTTAGTGGTTTCATATTATACCATGGTATTCCGGCCGACGTTAAATACTCCTGCTGATAGGCTGCGATTACTTCTCTCTTTTTCTGATATGAAGGTTTTCCGGAGAAGGAAGGACCAAACCATATTAACTGCGCACCCAAATCTTTGACCGTCTTTACCCACAAGGCAAGCTGTTCTTGATAAACCGCCTTCTTGCTTGATGACGAATATGAATTTGAGTCATTACCTCCTAGTTCTACTATAACTAGTCCTGGACGAAAACTCTTCATATACGAAACCAAATGACCGTTCTCCTTATTCACCCCAAAGTAGTCCGCTTTAGAGCCGGCGGATGTTGCTTCTGGGCCGGAGGATCCTCCCTTGGCTTTCATACCAGATAAAACTCCTTGACCATACTTCGCCAGAAGCTTTACATCGATGCCCCTTTCTTTTAGCTTTGCTTTGATGGTCCTAGTTAAATAAGTGTTGTCCGATTGGCTGTCGCCGAGCCACAGTACACGATTGGTTTTAACTTCTGGAAGAGGGGAGGGCCACGATGGAAGATTTGTTGGGATCGGGCTGGGCGTCTGCCCTCCGCCCCCGGAACCGCCAAGTATTGTGGGCGCGCCATGGGTTCCCAACACAAATTGGTTCCCGGGGGGATCCGGGAATATCGTGCTTATGTCGAAGATCTTTTCTCCTACCCGAACAATGCTTGCTCCCTTTAATTTGGGAAGAGCCGGCGCGCGCACAATTACAAAGGCGCCGGGGGGAATGGCGCCCTGAAAATCACTTACCGAAATAGAGACTGCCAATCCCCCGGCAGGGGAAAGGGTTGCAACACGTTTTTGAAACTTTTCGGGAGACTCAAAGTCTGCACTTGTTAAATTAGATTGTATGCAGGGGGCCCATACTTTATAAGTGAAATTAAAAGCAGTAAAATGTGTGCGTCCGGATTTTTCATAACGTGCTTTATCAGCCGCTGAACTCAGCTGAGGGTAAGTTTTTGCTTCATAGGCAACTACAATGCCGGGAATATGATCTGGATATTTTAAAATCGACGAATATTTACTCTTATTCGTCGCCCAGAGGGCCATTGCGGAGGAGGCGGTAGTGGTCCGGGACGAAAATGTGGCGCCGCCGGATCCTTCCCAATCGCCGGTAAACAAAAAGCTGCAATCAACATCTTTAACGGTAAAGGCCATTAGGAATGGTAGCCCTTCTTTTTAAGAAGTTCAACAGCGGCGGAGTCAGCTAGGACAAGTGCGCGGGCTTGTTTCAGAATGTCAACTGTCTCTTGCGGCTTGTGTCCAAGAGGTTTTGAAGAGTTCGCGCCGCCCTTGCAATATGCTCCATAACCTCGCTGGCAGCCATTGCGTTTTCGCTCATATTGAAGCGGAATCGAGGCCCATTCTAGAGCGGCCTCCTGTGCGGCTCGTCCAACATTACTGTGAATTCCTACAAGGAATTTTCCTAGTTCTTTACGTTTCATTAATAATAGATAAACTCCCAAAGTTTCTTGTACGTCGGGCGAAAATTTCAAAGATTTAGAAGTTTTTGTATCTCTAATAGCTCCATCAAAAGTATCGGGGATAAATTGAGATTTTCCAACCGCTAACAAGCCCGGATTGCCAGGGGGGGAAGACATTGGGCGATGTCCTTGCAAAACGTGGCCCGCGTTGGAGCCTTTCTTCATATAAGATCGCAGCATCTTGATTGTCATCTCGGTAATATTTTTTCCTTTGGCCGGACCGCCTAAAATATAAGTAGAACTACGCTTAGTATCACCAGCGACGCCTCGATTAACAGAAGTATATTTTCCTTCATGTGCACCAATCCAGTCTAGCAATGGCTGCAGCGGCTTTCTTAAAATTTTTAGTTCATTAAAAGTAAATTTAAGCCGGGCAGGCGATTTTGGTATATTATCGTTACATAGGCCTTCCCGTCCTTGAGGGGTGCACCCTGAGGGCGCTGGTCCGACGCCCGGGGCGGGGGCCCCTCCGCCAGATGACTGAGTATATCCTCCTACGGTCCCCCCCGCGCCCATCACAAATTTATTACCGGGTGGGTCAGGAAACTGTATACTAATATCAAATATTTTATCCCCAACATACATTATCTGTCCGGTCTTAACCTCACCCAGATTGCTAAATTTAACTGTTACAAAAGTACCCGGGGGAATAGCACCCTGAAAATCACTAACGTCAATAGATACGGGATAGCCGCCGGCTGGGGACATCCCGGCTACTTTTTTTTGAAATTTCTTTGGGTCGAGTGCGAAATCTTCCACTGTTAAATCTGCATAGATACAGGGAAGCCACACTTTATAAGTAAAATTAAAAGCAGTAAAGTGAGTACGTCCGGATTCCTCGTAGCGCGCCTTTTGTACAGCAGATTTTAACTCAGGGTGGGTCTTTGCTTCGTATCCTACAACAAGGCCGGGCTGGGGATTTTGTAACTTGAGCTGCACTTCCCAAGCTTCGCTATTAAGCATCTTCATCCTATAGGCATCGCTATTTCTAAGCGTGCGGCGATCCGCGACGGGGCCCGGGGGAAGAAGGTCCTCTTGTTCAAGTCCCGAAAAAAACAGGGCCGGATTCTTAATCTCTTTGATTTCGAACGCCATCAGCTCTCCTCGGGCTTATTCAGTAAATCGAATATTTGTTCCTTGTCATCGCTAGTTAGACCAAACTGCGTTGTCTTTTGCTTTTGTAGCAAGCTCGCTAATTTGACCAGTTGCTCATTAGAGCGCTGTAGATTTTCCACATACTTGGCGGCGATCGATCCCAATTCGCGGCGCGCGGAGTCAGACATTTTCATATCCTGGATAGCATCCATAAGAAGAGACTTGGCCATTGCGCGATCTTCGCGGATATTGGTGGTTGTTTCTTCTATATAATCATCTAGATTTAGATTGCGCCGCTTTCCCATTTTTCCTTAAAAGTCCTATATCGTTTTCTTAGCTTATTGAGATTATTAACGACTTGTTTGGTGTTGAGTCCTGTTATCTCTCTTAAGTATAGATAAATAGCTTTTTTGTTAAAAATTTCGATTGTGTCAGCAGAATCCATTAATATACGAACAGCCATTAAAACCTTTTTTTCATTTTCTTTGAGCATAAATGAATCCCACGTTTTCATCTCCGAATTAAAAGAAACCCAGAATTCAACGTCTTCTCGCCGGGTTTCATAACTGGGCTCAGTAGATATTAGGTCATTATCCAGCTGATTGACCACATCTTCCAAATAGACTTCTGTGCGATTCTGTTTTTGAACTTTTTTAACTTTATGAATGAACCAGTTTTTAGTTACTACAGAAAAGTAGGAAAAAGCCTTAGACCCTTTGGTGGGATCATATTTATTGAGGATCGTTGTGAGCCAAATTTTACACTCATCTTTTAAAGAATCTATATTTGGCAAACTTGTAAATCGATACGTATAAATGATTTTATCGACCATTTGATCAAATGCCGGCTGAATATNCTCTATGTATAATTTAGTTCGAAGTTCACGGTCTTCGGTGTTGGCGTACTTAACTATCGCATTTTCATGGACCTTCGTGAAATAATGGTTCTTCGTGCTTTTCTTCCGCCGCGGTTTCGATCTCATTTAATTCTTCCTCTATTTCTTCATCGAGGGTATATTCAAACGTGTCTCTAAATCTTTCTACCTCTTCAAGTACTACTTTGCTTTTTTGAATTAGTTCCTGTATTATTGGCTCGCCATAAAACATATCCATATTATATAGAGATTTAGTGAACACTTCAAAAGATCTAAAAGTTAAGTATAAATCCGATAAAGCTTCAGAAATAAATAGAAATTTACGTAGTATCTTCACCAGATACCAGACTAAAAATATATTTAAGATTGTTGATACAGTTGCTATTATTACCAAGGGTGTCATCTCTCTTCGTCTAAATCCTCTTTTTGCTGTTTGAGTTCCCCGCGCGCATTTTTAATGAAGTCTTCAGTGACGCGCCCGACTTCTTTTTTAATTATTTTTGGTGACCCGGTGGTTCTAAATAAAGTTAGTTTCTTGGTGAGTTCTCCTTCCACTAAACACTCCGGACACTTAGTTGCGTTTTCGGTTGATAAATGCTGTAGAACAACATTGCTGCTACACGAGCTACAGTAATATTCATACCGTGGCAACCCTATTCCTCCAAGGATTCAGCGAAATCTTCTAAAACAGTATTTTCTAAACTTACGACTGGGGGGTTTGTGATTACCAGTGCACTATGGCTTGGATCCTCAGGATCAACTTGAAAATTCATTTCTGTTAGAAGAGGTACAATATCAGTTTGTTCCAATAATGACTTCTGAAGAGCTAGCATCAATGCTCCTAGAGCTTGGTTGCTAAGTTTCATCTCTTCTTTGTTTCTAGAGTTGTGAGCCGTGTGTCAATGTCTTTTAGATGACCTTCCATGTCGCGCGAGAGGCTTCTAAATGCGACTCGCAACATCTGGTCGATCACCTCCCTCACCTCTTGTTCTGTAAGTGGCGAGTCTAGTCCACTCGATCTTTTTGATGATTTTTTCATTTTGGTACCTCCGTATTTTTGACCAACTTGTAGTCAGCATCATACATCATTTCTGCCAACTGTTTAAAATTTATTTTAGGCTTCCATCCCAAATTTTCTTGTGCTTTTGTGGGGTTTCCCAATAAATAAGGGACTTCGTGAGGCCTAAACAATCTAGAATCTATCTTAACATACTTTTCAACATCGTTTAAACCCGCATATTCAAACACATACTTTAAAAACTCACGTACCGTATATGACTTGCCAGTAGCAATCACATAGTCGTCTGGTTTTTTTTGTTGCATCATTAACCACATTGCCTTCACATAGTCGCCGGCGAAGCCCCAATCGCGTTTAGCGTCGAGATTGCCTAAAAATAATTCTTCTTGAAGCCCCAGCTTTATGCGGGCGGCCGCTATAGTAATTTTTCGTGTCACGAATGTTTCACCTCGCCGTGGGGATTCATGATTAAATAAGATACCACTAGATGCATGCAGTCCGTAACTTTCCCTATAGTTCCTCATAAGATTGTGTGAAAAAACTTTAGCGCATGCGTACGGGGAAGCGGGACGCAGTCTGGATTCTTCATCAAATGGAATATTTAAGTTGTCTCCGAACATCTCCGAAGACGAAGCTTGATAAAATTTAGCCGTCGGACATAATTCTTTATATGCATTCATTAGTCGTAGCGTCCCCATAACAATAGAATCTACAGTTTCCTCAGGGACACTAAAGGAGACTCGAACGTGAGACTGGGCTGCTAAGTTGTAGATCTCATCGGGCTGGTATTTGTTTAGCAACTTCCAAAAACAACCAGCGTCGTGAAGGCTGCCGTACTCTAATATCAAATTAGGATGAGTAAAAATTGTGTCAATACGATCGGTAGTAATAAGTGATGTGCGCCTTTTAACACCAACTACCCTATACCCCTTAGAAAGAAGTAACTCAGCCAAATAAGAGCCGTCTTGACCGGTGATTCCAGTAATTAATGCTGTTTTCATTATAAATTCCTTTTTAGAAGGGCCTGTACCAATTATAAGTCTGTGCAACACCTTTGTCAAATGGTGTGAAGGTGTAGGGGCCAATAGTCTTCTTTAACAACTCATTTGCTCCGTCTTTACGATGTTGCCCCTCTAGTTTCTTATTATAAACAATGTTTATATCAATGTTTAAGTGTGAGATCAAAATTTTTGCCATCTCATTAATACTTAAATTCTCATTGGGAGCTACGATAATAGGTTCTGGCCCGTGATGGTTCTGGACGAGAAGAGGAATTATCTCGCAGAGATCATCCACATAAAGCTGCTGGCGCAATGGTTCGCCGGTGCCCCACAAAGATAAGGTGTCACCATCTTTAAGGTTGGCTAGCTTTGTAATAAGGGCGGCTATAAAGTGCGAATTTTCACTATCGAAATGATCATCGGGCCCATACACGTTGGAGGGACTAAAAGTAGAATAGTTAACTCCATACTGCTTTCGGTACGACAAAACTAATGCATGCAAGAGGCGCTTTGAATAACCGTAGGAAAAATTTGTCTCCGCACAGGGGCCGCTAAAAATGTTTTCCTCAGTAAACGGATAGTGATCTACTACATCGGGAAAGGCACATGTACTGATGGCTGCTAGGACCCGGTGAACGCCGGCCTCGTAGGCAGCCCTCAGTACGTTGATATTCATTAATACATTCTGCTCAAAAAATTCTACTTGATTAGAATTGTTATCTTTAATGCCGCCCACCCGGGCGGCTAAGTGTACCACTGTGTTGGGTCTAATATCCTTAAACATCTGTTTGGTGGCTGCGGGGTCTAATAAATTATAATCTTTGGAAGAAGTATACACCCAATCCGGTTGTTGAAGCCTTAGGCGCCTCGCAATAAATCCGGAACCTCCCGTTACAAGTGTTGTCATTTATCACCAAATGAAATTGTTTTTATAAAATTCCACAATTTTAGGAATCTCTTCATCAAAATTTTTCTTAGGAGCCCAGCCTAGGGCTCTTAGCTTAGTATCGTCTAAAGCATATCGTACATCCTGGCCCGGGCGGTGACACGATAAATCCAAATATTTCTCCCAATCGTTATCGGTTCCATAAAAGGCCCCAATTGTTTTTCGAATCGTTTCTTTGTTTGTTTGTTCAAATCCGCCTGCAACATTATAGATTTGGTTAGTTTGACCGCTCTCTATAATCGTCATTACGGCTGCAGCGGTATCATCAGCATGAAGCCAGTTTCTTATCGGCGTCCCATTATTATGTAGGCGAATTTTCTTCTCCCTAAGGAGATTCTTGATTGCCAAAGGAATAAGCTTTTCAGGATATTGACCAATTCCATAATTATTGGTGGGTCGAAGGATAAGGTAGTCGATGCCATAGGTTCGGGCCCACGCGTGAATCAGCATATCGCCAGCAGCCTTTGCCGCAGAATAGGGATTGCTTGGCTTAAGAAGGTCTTTTTCGGTGTGGGTACCACTAACTATATCCCCATACACCTCATCGGTGCTTATATGAAAAAATGTAGGGCGCTCATTACAATTAATTGGTTTAAACCTCACCAAATCTAACAAATTTCTTACAGCAATAATGTTGCTACTAATAAACTCGTCACTATTAATAATACTATTTCCCACGTGGGATTCGGCCGCAAAATTTATAAGATAATCGCAATCATATAAGCGATCTAAATCTTTAATATCTTTTTGTTCGAACTCAAAATTAGGATATTCTCGAAATTCATCTAATAGGCTGGGATTGGCCGCATATGTCATCTTATCAACTCCGCGGACCTTCCACCCGAGATCTAAGGCTTTCCGTACCACATAGGAGGCCATAAACCCCAGACATCCCGTGATGTAAACTATTTTCACATTAGCACCCGAAAGTTGAAAAATTCTTTTACACACTTCTCGATATAATCAAGTTTTTCATCGGTAAGTCCGTAATAGGTTCCCAAAAAGAAACTATCTTGAGTTACTTTGGCAGCCACCGGGAAGGTTTCTTCTAGAACCCCATATGGCTCCGCCAAATGGATGTAGCCCGGGTGTGCCAACACAAGACCTGTGAAATATGACCTGGTCTGTATTTTTTTGCTTTCCATAAAATCAACAAAATCCTGTCTCCCAATTGAAGATCCATCGCGGACTGTCAGTAAAAACCCGAACCAGCAAGGATCTGCCTTATGGGTAGGCTCTGGAAGGTGAAAGTAGGTCTCGTACGGAGCAAAAATTTCCTTAAGCCTATTGAAGTTCTTTCGGCGCGCCGAGTCTAGCATCGGCAATTTCTTAATCTGTTCTAGACCCATTGCTGCTGCAAGATCCAACGGCTTTAAATTATAACCAATTTCATCAAAAACATATCGATGATCAAAAGTAGTGGTCTTCATTCCTGGAAGCCATTGTTGAAACCTATTACCACAAGCGGTTCCGCTAGTTACCGAGCCCGGCTTGGCCGTATTACAGTAGCAGGCTCGTCCCCAGTCACGATAACTAGCGAGAACCATTCGTTTGACAGTGCTGTCGGTGGCTACAAAGCCACCCTCGCCCATCGTCATGTGGTGTGCTGGAAAGAATGAGCACGTTGAGATCGTCCCAAAAGAGCCTAGCTTCTTTCCATCGTAGTAGGAGCCTAAGGCATCGCAAGCGTCCTCAACAAAAATTAGATTGTATTTCTTAACTAAAAACATTAAGCGGTCCATATCGGGAGGGTTTCCCAATACGTGCGCAAACATAATACCTTGAATTTCTGGGTCTGCTTCTAGGGCAGCTTCCACTTGATCCAGGTCTAAATTTAAGTCCGGTAACGTTACGTCAACAAACACCGGAACAAATCCATTTTGGATAAGAGGGTTAATAGTAGTAGGAAAGCAAACAACGGGAGTGATGAATTTAGCTCCCTCTTTAAGATTAAACCATTTCCGAGACTTAAGAGCGCTGACCGCCAGTAAATTTGCGGAGGATCCCGAATTCGTTAGTATGCCTGCTTTCTTTCCCAGATGTTCAGCAAACTGAAGCTCGAATTGGCGGCCGTTCTGGCCGAAAATTAACCACTCACCCAATAAACTATCAATAGCGGCCACATACTCTTTGTCATCAAAGATGGGGCCCGAATATGAAACCCAATCCTCCCCGGCGGTCCACTCTTCACTCTCTCGTTTTTCAATGATATATTCTTTAACCAGATCAAGAATCTGTTGTCTTTTTTGGTTCATTCTTTATTCTTTCTGGGAGCCCTTAATTTCCAAATCTTCAATGGCTGCTTTAATAGCTTCTTCGGCTAACACAGAACAATGAATTTTAACGGGAGGAAGAGACAACTCCTCTACAATCTGCATATTATTAATTTCAGCAGCTTCTTTTAGGGTCTTGCCCTTGAGCCACTCGGTAGCCAAAGAAGATGCGGCGATGGCTGACCCGCATCCAAAAGTCTTAAACTTTGTGTCACAAATACAGCTCTTATCATCTACTTTAATCTGAAGTTTCATGACATCGCCACATTCTGGCGCGCCGACGATGCCCGTCCCCACCCTACTGTCGTTCTTATCCAGAGACCCGACATTTCGCGGGTTATCAAAATGATCAATTACTTTTTTAGTATACGCCATAATATTTTCTCCTAAGAAAACGAAGACCCACAGCCACAAGTAGTATTTGCATTAGGATTGTTAAAACTAAATCCTTGCTGTTGTAATGTCACCACATAGTCTACTGTTGTATCGTTTAAAATAAATGAACTGTGAGGATCTACATAAACCTTTACGTTACCATATTCTATAAGAATATCCTCCTCGTCGAATTCGTCTTCTATGCTCAGCGAATATGACATTCCAGAGCAGCCGCCGCCCTTTACAGCGACCCTTATCACGTCACCCTCTTCTAGGGCGCCCCTAAGATGAGTCACGGCTGCTTCTGTGAATGTAACCATTTATCTTATGCTCCGGTGTCGTCGACAAAGTTGTGATCTTTCATTTTCTTCCCACGCAGGGTGATTAGCGGAGCGTTCTTCCAGGTGTCTACTTCTAGACCGCGACCACTTCCTAATTGTACATCACCCATGTTACCTTTGTCAAGGAAATCATCGTCAGTAAATACGCGGTCATATCTTACCGGCACCTCGTTGTCTCCATAGGTCTGAGATATAACGTTCTTAATGAATCCTTTGTCAACCCCACAAATGCAAGGCATATTCTTCTTTGGATCAAACCACTTAATGTTAAGGCCGCGGTTGATAATATCTGCCAAAGGCTCCTCGAAGAAATTTCCGAGAGATACGTGCTGGTAAGGGCACGGCATAACATCTCCATAACGAGAGATTGGAACCATTCTCTTCACAGCAATGCATCCGATATCTCGGCCATACGAGGGAGTCATATGAGTAAAGATATCGTACTCTTCCTCAAATTTCTGGAGTATCTTTCCTTCCTTCTCGGTCATCATCGCGTCGGTCTGTCCTTCATAGGCGCCGACCGGTTTTGCGTAGACAATGTAGGTCCCCACCTCCTTTTCTTTTGCAAAGTCTAAAAACTTTACCCATTCATCTGTATAAATACGGTCTTTCCAGATTACAGTAGAAAGAATAATGTGAAGGCCTGCTTCCTTGCAGGCGTCGATTGCGCGCATTGCATTCCGAAAAGCGCCGGGTTTTCGTCTAAATGTATCGTGGGCTTCCGCTGTGATCCCATCTAGACTAAGTTGAACTTTGTCTAGCCCAATCTTTTTGAGATGAACCGCTTTCTTATAATCTAGGTTCCATCCGTTTGAATCGCTAACAAGATAAAACTTTGACGGGTCAATAGCCTCAATAAGTTCATCGAACTCTTTCATGATAAGAGGCTCGCCGCCAGTAATAACAAAGTTTGCGAGACCCATCTCATCAGCCTGTCGTGACAATTCACGTACGTCATCTAGTTCAAACTTGCGCCGGCCGGAGGCGGCCTCCCAAGCTTTAGGAACATAGAACTTATCAATGCAGCAATGCTCGCAATCCATATTGCACAGATAGTCATATTGAAACTGAATAATCGCGATGCTTTCGCCGTTGGCGATCTTTTCTGGGTATTTTGCCATCTTTTCGTACACTGCTGGCTTATACCCCCTTAGCCAGTGTTGGCGATCTTTTTCGTCCTTAATAGTGGTGTTCCTCATGTCGAAGGCGACAGCCTCGTCTAAAGGGTTGCCCTCTAGGGGGGATTGAAACATCTTCATATGTGAATTAGCCATTGTCGTTCTCCTTAATTCTTACGCCGCCGCGAAAGCCGCGGTCATATTTGGTGCCGTCGCCTGGACCAGAGCCTTCTATTACCTTCACCTTGCTGATCGGAATGAACCAGATCTTTCCGGTGGGATCGGCAGCACGGTACTGAGGATTAATTCGGCCGCGGATGTCGTCTATAAATACTTCGTCGCCCTCGTTAAGAACGGCGGTTGTACCATTTTTTCCTGGACTATTGTGTGACCCTACCATAACTCCTACGTGGTCAATGATTTTATCCCACTTCTTCCAGTTAATCTTGTGCCACACTTCACCTGTTACATCTGATACAAATTCTTGATTCTTCTTTGCCATTATCTAGGTTCCTAATAAATCTACAATGAGGCTGTTGGGTGGATAAGGACGTGCACGAAAATCTTCTCGTACACCGACTTCAGGCCCACCGATAAAACGAGTTTCGTGCTCTTCTTTCAAAGACAAGATATGTGAGTTGAGAATACTCGACATCGAACGATCAGTTTTCTTAGAGTATTCTTTAAACCAAGACATTGCTTCTTCGTTCAATGTAAAGGTATATGGTTTTCGCTTGCTCATATTTACTCCCTATGTATATCATACATATGTTTGCTTCCACGTCTAAGTATACACTAGTTTCCCTAAAAGCACAAAATAAAAATTATTTATTTTACAGAAGTCTGCTCCAACGAATTATCAATAGGCTTTTCTCGCCATTCTGCTGCCGTGGGGCTCTTAGTCTCGCCGACACAAGGATGCTGCGTGAGTGCTCCGGAGTCGCCTAAGGCGCGTCCATAGACCGGATCAACGCTGCTCGCAGGACCATCACCTTCAAAGTGTTTAACATCCTTGCAAAGCTCAACCACTTTCGGGAACATATGACCATATTTTGTAAGATGTTCTACTGCGCGCGTATTAGTGGCCACCATTTCTTTAATTTTTTGAGTATGAAGTTCGGCTGCCTCCACATTACCGCGGGCTAGCTCGACTCTGCGCAGGCCATCCCACGCATAAATTTGAAATGGATACAGATTGGCAACCCCCTCAAAGAGATGATAAGCATTGTCATAAGCGCCGCATTCTAAATCCCAATTGTGTACGAAATTAGTATCAAGATTGGCTATATACCTGAATTCATTCATCCCCTCCTTAGAAATCCACGGAGAATCAAAATATCGATGATTAGTCAGAGTTTGCATCCAGGCATAAGGACCGTCTTCGATACATCCCGCCTCGACGAACTGATCGTACATTGTGGTTCCCACAATGGGTGTGGCAACATGATACTGAGCCCAATTTGGGTGCAAGTAATCTCGTACCAGGTCTACTGTCTGTTGCATCAATTCTTGTGTTTCCTCCGGGAATCCTAAGATAATATTAATAGTAACAATAAGCCCCCTGGATTGAGCATAGCGAATTAAACGCTCGGCTTTCTCAAGCTTCACGTTCTTTCGGATCTTTTTCTGCATCTCTTTTGTTCCTGCCTCTACGGCAAAGGAAATTGTTTTAATACCCGTATAATCCATCACTGCATCAATTATCTCTTCAGTGGTGGTATTAACATAAAAAGTTTGAGTAAAGGATATGCGCAGATCTTCGATATCGGTACTTTTCATTGCACTTAAAAGTTCATGAGTTCTCTTCGGAGTTAACAAGGGAAGGTCATCATAGATATGAAAATGATTAACCCCATACTCTTTGTTTAAGATATTCATTTCTTCCACTACGCTTTCGGGCGCTCTGAACCGCATCTTGCGGCCGTGAATGGTCCAGGCCGCACAAAACGTGCAATGGAAGGGGCAACCCCGAGACGTAAATAAGGAGGCGTCATACGATTGCTTGCTATCTACATTAAGCTCGTCCCAAAATAAATGAGATCCTGCGGATTCTTCGCCAGTGTAGGCACGCAAATTTATGATATCCCAATCAGGAAGAGGAATTTCATCCACATCAAGATCGAGGAATGGAATAACCAGAGCTTTCCCGGCTTCGGTGAATGCTATTTTTTCCTTATAGTNGACTCCGGGTATATCGACGTTTGTATAACCCTGTTCGAGCGCTGAGAGCAGTTGAGCAAAAGCATTTTCAGCTTGGCCAGCAATCGCATAATCAACAAGGCCATCATGATTGGCTAATAAATGTTTAATAGTGTTCGAGGCATGCATACCCCCCACTATCAACGTTGCATTTGGCCACTCTTCTTTAAACACTCTTATGGAGTAATCAAAGAATTCCCAGGAGGTAGACATAGATAAAGAAAAAGCCAATATATCAGGATCTTTTCCTTTGTTTGCTTTTTTAGCCTCTGTAATCAAAGTCTTGTTAAAATTATTCCTAAATTCATCCGGGTCGATAACGAGGTAATCCACACAAGATATCTCTCCCTTGTGCCCCAACTCCTTAAGAGTAGCCGAAAGGTATAAAATCCCAAAAGGAAATGCTCGAATCTGTCTACTTGTGGTGCCCTCTATCAAATCCTTCAAAGGTAAGGTAGGGGGATTTATAAACAAAATATTTTGGTGGGTATCCAGGCTCGAATCGGCATCGGACTTTTTAGTTAAATTTACTGTTTGCATTATTTATTTCTTTCTAGACCATAGTCTCGTAAAATGGCTACATGTATTCGAGGATCAAAACCGCTTCGAACTTTGCGCGCTACAGAATCAGAGTAACTAGCTGCCATTATTATAATAGCATCGACGGGCTCAACATTTAAAGTATCCGGAGGAAAGATAGGAATGTGGGTGGCTGGTGTGTACTTGCCCTGTTTGAATGGGGCAGAGTCGACAACGTACTCAACTTTGTCCTCAAGATCGAGAAGGGATAAGACTGCTAGCGCCTGGTGGCCGGCACCCCACACAGCCACCCTATTGTGGCGCGTTGTATAAGCATCTATCTCTTCTTGTAGCTTCTGGCGCTGAGTATCAAAGCTGCTAATATCAGTCTTCTGCCTCTTTCTTACAGTGGCCGAAATAATATAATCATACCAGATCTCCTTACACTCCAATACCTCGAAGCCATTCTTTTCTAGAACGTAAGCCAGCGTCTCTTTAGTAAAATAGAAAAGATGGTCTCCGATAAACTCTGTAAAAAGATTGTTCTTCAAGATCATATCAAAATTGGGGACTTCGATGAGCCCGAGTCCATCATCTGCCAAATTTAAGTGAAGTGAGGATAGAGTTGCATTAGGATCTGGAATATGTTCAAAGAAGTTGAGAATGAAAAAAGCATCAAATGGCGCATCACGTAAACGGTAGCCCCAGTGATTAATATATTCCTTTGTCACTTGCAGTCCCGCAGAGAGGCATTCATCTACCGACTCCTGGGCGTGCTCAATTCCGTACGCTTTGGCGCCGGCGTCTTTCATTAAAGAAAGATATTCCCCTTTTCCGGTTCCAATTTCAATTACCTTTTTATCCTGGAGACTATACTGGTGTACAAAGTCTTTAAATTGATCTTCCCTAAAAGCTTTCATTTCTCCCGAGAAGGCCGAGGCTCTTATCACATCCTTATAATAGGGGACTGGGTCGTTTGTTAATTGCACCAGGCCGCACTTTTGGCACTGACATACCTCCAAATCGATGCCTTTGTCATTGATAAGATCGGCTAGGGTGGGCAGATGCTGTGCAGCTTTAGGCATATTAGTAAAGGTTAAGAGCGCCTCCTTGAAAAAGGGGCCGGCGCAAACGCGGCAGTTAGTTATAGGCATTTTTTATTTCTCCTTGTTCCTCAGTACGCAAAAGTTTCGGGTGTAATGGAATCTTTATTCTGTTGAAGATACAACAGCATCTCTTGTATGCTTTCTTCCATGGGCACAAACTTATAATCTGTTAATTCTTCGAGTAGGCGAGAGTTGTCTCCACTATATTCGGACATCAAACCAGGAACCTCACTGCGAATTTCCAGGTTTTTACCAGCAAATTGGCATATTTTCTCTGCAATTGATTGGTAGTCGTCCACTTTTCCTCTACATACATTATACACTTGGTGCTTAGGCTTATTAACGATAAACCATTTTATGATATTAATCAAGTCTTTGATATAAAGAAAATCAAAAAAGACATTTTGCCGGAAAGTGATGGGGATCCCGAAGACTGCCTTACAGCAAGCTAGTGAGACAAAGCGGTATCTCCAATCATCCGTCTCTCCAGTAATAGCAAATAACCGCAAATTATAGATATTCTTAGACTTTTCGGTATATTTTGTCATAATATACTTCGATAAGCCGTATTGATCAGCTGGGACATAGGTATCAAAGTAGTCTTCCGACATCATCGGAACCCAATGTGGACGACTGAACTCTGCTCCGGAGCCAAAATAAAGCATTTTCCCGAAGAAATCGCTGCAGCGAGCCAGATTAAAGAACATTGTAAGGTTCTGTTCGAGGACTTTGGACTTGTCTTTTGTGGTAAATGAGGGTGCTGCATCATAGTTTGCCGTATGTATTACAACGTCAAATTGGCCATTTTTGATGAAATTATAGACTTTTTCGCTGTCTAGGAGGTCTAGTTCATTTCTTCCTGCGCATATGATGTCGTATGAGTTGTCTAGGCTTTCTAAAAGACTTTGAGCAATAAAGCCGCGCCCACCAGTTATAAGAACCCTATTCATCTTCTAGGATCTCGACGAACATGTTCTCTTCAAATTCGCCGCGATCCAAAAATGGGCACATATCTTCCATTGGGCGCGACGCAAAAGAGCCGTCCTTCTTTTTATAGGCCGCAGTTCGTGGAGAGGTCTCCTGGGTGGGGGGCATTTTAACCTCACAGATGGCGGGGCCCTTATAATTTAATACCAGCTTCATATTCTTACGCAGTTCGTCATGACTATCGATACAATAATATTTGATGCCGTAGCAAGCAGCAGTCTTTTTGATATCAGGCAACGTGCAGCCGCTGTCGGGACCCGAAGCAACTTGGTGGCCACCAAAGTGCTTATTCTGAGTGTTACGTATAGACACATACCCATCATTATTCAGAACAAAGAACTTAATGGGAAGTTTTTCTCTGCGAACAACCTCAAGTTCTTGCACGTTCATAAAGAAGCCACCATCGCCGTCGACGCATACGGTAGGTTGTCGCCCCGCAGCTATACAGCCTCCCATACTTGCCGCGATTCCAAAACCCATAGGACCCAGACCTTCGCTGTTAAAAATTCTCATCCCCTCTTTGACTTTAAAAGCCTGCATAGTAACTTCGCTGCAAGCGCCGGAGGAGCCCGGAATCAACAAATCACCCGGTGACATAAGATCTGAGAGCGCATCGATGAAGGCATAATTATTTACCAAGTCCTTCGGGGCCCAATATTCGTCTAGTACCACAGGATAACGCTGCTGCCACTCTTTTGTAGTCGCCAGCCAATCCCTGTTGTCGTTGTTAATCTGCATCTTGCGTTCAAGAAGTCTGCTAACAAACTCTCCAGCGTCTACACAAAGAGGATATTCTACTGGGCCCATTTTGCGAATCTCATATGGATCGATGTCCACAATAACTTTTACTGCAGCGCGCGCAAAGTTCTGAGGCTGATAGGCTGTCTGGCCGTGGTCCAGCCGGGCGCCAATAGTAATAATTAAGTCAGCATTCTGCTGCGTAAAATTGGCGCCACGCTGTCCTGCGATGCCCGGGCGTCCCGCAAAGCAAGGATGATCTTCGGCAAAAAGGTCAATAGCTTTCCAAGTAGTTAAAACTGGAATCTTTAAAATATCCACCAGCTCAGTCAGCTGATCTTCACATTTGGCTAGGCGTACGCCATTCCCAACCAACAACACTGGCCGTTCGGCGCTATTAATTTCATCAATAAGCGAATCAATTATCTCTTGAGTAATGCGGGGCTTTTCCAAAGAAGGAGAATAGCCCAACAAAGAATGTATGTCCACTCGGGCTGCCTGAATATCTAATGGTATATCCAGCCAAACGGGCCCAGGACGACCAGAAGTTGCTTCGTGAAATGCTTTTTCAAAGTGGTATCTTAAATATTTTGGGTCATCTACGAGGGCAGCATACTTTGTAATATCTTTTACTAGCTCAGTTGCCTGAATCTCCTGGAAGCCTATCTGCCGGGTACCTCGACCATTAATCATATCCTTTTGTTGAACCTGTCCTGATATGATCATCAACGGTGTTGAATCTAGCCATGCGGCCGCAACGGCAGTTATTACATTTGTGCTGCCGGGGCCAGTAGTTACCAACGCTACCCCCAAATTATTAGAATATTGAGCGTACGCTTCTGCGGCCACGCCGCTAGCTTGCTCGTGAAGATTACATATGTAATTCAATCCGTCGTGGCGCCCCAAAGAATCAACCAAATGAATGCATCCTCCCCCGGGAATCAAAAAAATATCTTTCACACCCCGCTTAAAGATGAAATCCATCACATAGTCAGAAACTTTCAAACTATATTGATTCTCCGTCTTATCGTTTTCGATAAGGGAAATTATTTGGGCACCCTTTGGAGGCATTATTAGCTCTTTACTTCTACCAGCTCAATGTTACAGCGGATAGCCATTCCCGGGGGCTGCCGATAGCCGTGAAAACTGTGAAAGCTGCTCGCGCCTAGCGCCCCGTAGCCCAGATCGGGTGGTATCATTAAACCTAGTTTGCCCCCCACTTTCATCCTTAGCAATGCTTCGTCAAGCCCTTTGATAGAATCCCCCACCGTATAGACCTCGTCTTCGGGAGTTGGCCGGCCAACGACGATTTCAATGGGGCCGTTGAATGGGTTACTTTCGTCATATGTACTATCATAAATGGCATTTTCATAGGTATTCGTTTCTTCGTTGTACTGCGAAGTCGTCACCCCCTCGCCTACCCATATCTCATAGTGCACTAATACTCGATCTCCCACAGATGGTGTCTCGCCGGTTCCCGCTTCTAAGGTTTCAATTACAAGCCCCGTTTCAGTTGTTATTTCATTACTCATCTGTTTCCTCCTCTTCTGGAATGATTTCATATAATTCTCGAATAGCTTGTTGATAGGTTTCTATCTGCTCCTTAAGGAGCCTGTTCTCTGCTAACAGTTCGCGATACAAACCTTGATAATTATTTGTAAACGGTTCTACGTTGGCATCATCATAGCCAATTTGGCTTACTACTTTTTTTGTCTTGTCGGGTTGACTCATTTTTGTCTCCTAGTTCAGCCAGTACTGCAAAATTGTCTTGCGATTCTTATTTTGTGTGATGGTATCGTCTGTGTAAAACGAGTCATTTGCAAAATGTGTTGAGGAAATCTCTTCGATAATTGCACCGGTCTTGCTTGTAAAGGCATGCCGTACTTGTGGCCTAACAGTTACAACATCACCTGTTTTTAGTATAGTTGTTTCTCCGTCCAATGTCAACTCTAATTCTCCAAAAAGAACCAAAAAAGTTTCTTCCTTTTGTAAGTGATACTGCTCAGGATGATATTGTTTTGGAAGAACGGCAATTAATTTCTTGCAATATTCTCGATTAACTACCGTAACCATAGTGATTCCAAATTCTCTAAACTTATCAATTCCATAATGATGAGAAATCTCAAGCTCCGCCTTTCCTGGAATAACAACATTTCCGTCCTTGAACAGACTTCTTACATCTTGAACGATGTCCCACACCTTTTCTCGCAAATTTGTCTCGCGGGTGGTTTCAAACATTACTGGGGCATTTGTTTTATAGTCGGTATCTGCCACAAACTCTGTGTACTTAGACATATCGTTTGCTAGCAGTTGGCCCTCTTGACACGGGAATGCATAAAAAACATCCTCCCTGGTGACGCGCTGGCCCTTAGCAATATCACGCCTAACAAAGACACCCCTCTTAAAGCGCCGTAGGTCCGCTAATTCGCTCGCCGAGGCTGCAGGGCGACCCACGGTATCCCCACACGTCAAGAAAGCCCTACGAGCGGACTCTAGCCATCTCTGAGCCTGCTCTGGGGTAGCAGAGTATGCATTCAGCGCGTAGCGCTCTGTAGGGATCCCCACGTGTTTCTCGAATACTTCGGCCCCCATTGCAATTGCAAGAGGTATAATATTTGGATCATTCGGGTCTTCATGGGTCGAATACCCCACGCGAATGTTCGGGTAGCGCTTCTTGAATAGCTTAAGTTGATTAAGCTGGAGGTTTGTAGTTTTCGTAGGGTACTCGCCGACGCAATGCATAATGGTAAGATCTTTCTCACGATTGGTGAAGAAAGAGACCACATTGTCGATTTCTTTTAGAGTAGATCCTGCAGTCGATGCAATAATGGGCAAATCGGTTGCCGCAATTTTATTAAGAAGAGGCCAATCAGTAAAGGAGCAGCTAGCTATTTTAATAATGGGAAAACCCATTTCTTCAATAAGCTCTATACTATCTTCATCAAACCCTGTACACATTGGAATAAATCCCAAATTTTCAGCCTCCAACTTTAGTTTCAAAAATTGAACTTTTGTAAGACGCGTCTCGGAGAATCTCTTCACATATTTAAGATCCATTCTATCCCGATAATCAGGATGGATAAAAGTATCCATGTTCCTAAACTGAAATTTCAGTGCAAAGTCAAATTCTGGAAAGTTGCTCTTAACAATTGCGAACTCACGGATGAGGCGTAGACCATGTTCGACGTCTCCCATATGATTGTTGGCCATCTCAAAAACGAATAGTTTTCTTCTTATCATTCTGTTTCCCCTACATTGCTATTATAACACACGATCTCACAATGTCCACTTCTTTTTCCAATACGACCGAACTATTTCATCATAATTGGTTGTATATTGGTGTACCTGCCACGTGCACTGTTCTGAGTGCCATCTATAATAATAGCCCAAGCACGCGTCGACCGGATAAATAAAGATCCCTCGATCCGCGAGGCCGCACCACATATCATAATCTCCGACGCCGACATCCATGAGGCCGGCATCAGAATGCGCTTCTCGCGCTGCTTGAATTTGTGGGTAAATGCTGGTGTTATAGACCACTGTAGGTGTATTCACTGGACTTCGGGTCATACACTGCTGTTTAAACTCACTCATACTCTTGTAAAGATGAGTTTGTTTATTAACCTGCATATTGTTTTGAATTCCTACGATACCACTCTGCATACATTTGATGCGGTCCGGATCGTGGGACATAATTTTCATACACTTGGCAACATAATCTTTATCTAAGTAATCATCGGTCGATACGAAAGTTAGGCAGTCCGCATCTGTGTTCTCAAAACCGGCATCGAAAGCTTCCCGGTAAGAGTTCGGATGAATATTGGGTAGCTGATCGACCTTCAGATGATCGTGCTGTTTTTCTAATTCTAAGAGATATTCATAGGTACCGTCTGTACTCTCATTGTCGTACGCGTGCACATAGTAGTCGTCATAGCTTTGATTTAGTGCGCTCTCCATACATTGCTCGATATATTTCATCGAATTGTATGCCGGCACAACCAGTACGATTCTCATTTCCAGTCCTTTGCATTCATATTCTTGTCGTCAATAAAAAGATCATAGTAAGGCTTCCCCAAACGAACCTCATGACATTTCACACCCCAGTCCTTAATCTGCTGGTTGGTTAACTCAGTGAGATCCCTCCCAGAGACGCTTCCTCTAGCAGTCCAGTAGACGATTGTGTGACCTTCGTCATAAAGTCTATTCGCTTTCTCTATATTTTCCTTAATGGGAACTGATAAAGTATAATCTCTATTCTCAGGAGTTTCGCATATGGTTTCATCGATGTCAATAAAAATTATCATAGAAGTCTCAGGGGTTTTTAAAAGCTAACGCCTCTTGGGTGCGCGCCACATAAGTGTGACTGCGTATTATTTGTTCTCTATACCCCTCTTTTATTTCTTCCAACTCTTTTGGCGGCATTGTCAAATATCTTTCTGTTAATTTTACCATATCTTCCGGGGTATCTGCAACAGGAAGTTCAGGAAAATATTTAGGGATGAAACCTTCTCGGTCGCTCACCAAAATTCCATTGCACCCCAAACTTTTAAAAGTTCTTTCATTGGTATCTGTAGACAACAGAGTGCGTTGGTAGTTGTCGTGTACGTTAAGACATACGCGACTATTACAGAGTAGACGAGTTTCTTGATCATGGCTTAGATTTTTTTCTATGAAAATCCCCACCTTACGTTTAGAAGTACGAAACGCTCCAAAATACTTAAGCATTATCTTATATTTTTCATCGAATCCATTATTGGCGCGCCCCCCCACATAGCATACATCATATTCATATGCAGGATCTTTTAGAGGGGCATAGGCAACATTGTCGAAAGCCAGCTGTAACGAGTGTACATTTTCCCACCCTGCGTGATAATCAAACGTATCTCCAAATGACCAAAGAAAAACATTGGGCATCTGATTGATAGACTGCCGCAACGGTTCGGGCATTACTGAGTGGAAGTTCGGGTGGGCGCCCCAAGGAGGCGGAAAGGCTGTTGGTAGCGCAAATAAATAAGCTCTTCGAGAGCGCGCTAAAACATCCAGGTCGGCGTGCGCCGCAATATCCCACTCTCGCACCATAAGATCGTATTCCTTCTCCTTAATGTCGGACAATTTGTCATAGTATTCAACATCAAATCCGGATGCTTCCCAAGCAGCTTTATATCCTTTTTGGATCCACATCCAAGCGCCCTGAATGGCGGGACGTTTTACGTAGAGTCGCACCCTAACACCTCCATAATAGTATTTGGAATTCTTTTTCTCATTTCATAGACCGCATCAATCAATTCTTCTCCTTTAAACTTAAACCAAGGCTCTCTAGATGCTCCCAACATTTTATTGATTATTAAAGACATATTCATCATTTTGGCTTCTACTGCAATTCGCGAAAGGGTCTCGGGCGTTTTAGGTAAAAAGATAAATTTCTCATTAGCGCCGAGGGCACGAAGAAAATCTTCATAAATATTGTTCGATACTAACTCGTATTCAAGGTTTTGAGTTTCGCAGTAAAGTACTGCGTCGCGAGTATTTTTATGCAAAATTGGTGAATTAATAATAGAGTATTTTTTTTGTTTAGGCCTAATGGCGATTTCTCTTATTATTGTCAGTACATCTTCGGGCCATAAATTTCCGCTAAGATTAATTAAATTTGTAAGACCTGTGTTTCTTTCGATGATATCTCGGTGAAATTGTGACTGACATAAGACCGCGATCGCATTTTGATAAAAATCTAAATTAATTAATTCACTAGAAGGTGCTTTAAAATCGGGGTAAACTGCAGGATTCCGGCTTTTAAGATATTTATGATCATGTTCATAAATTACATAATCCCTTTCTTCTAGAGCCGCTTTACAAGCAGGATGTAAGTTAATAAAATTAGCAATAATAAATTTGGCAGTTTTGTTTTGGTTTATAAAAGCCGGTGTAATAAGCTGGCTTTGAAATTTTTGGACTGTGCAGCCCTCTTTTTCTAGTAGCTTTATACACTCTTCATTATTAAGTTCCCCGCCGCCTAATATATGTTCAACAAAAAAATCTGCTATAAAAATGATCATTCTTAATCATGTACTTCTAGGTCCAGGTCGTCGAGCCAATTTTCAACATCGAATTCCTCCTCGTTTACTAGGCATCCTACGAACTTAGAATATGCATCTTCTTCCTTAAAATTTTGAAGAATATACTTCTGCAAGGATTTTGCCTGATTGCGATAATAGATTTTTTTATTAACTACATCTCGGAGGGCGCGCTTGTAGGAAGCTTTTTTGGCAAATGACCACATTGAATCAGCCTGAACCACGCCTTCCCAGTGAGCTTCAGGTTGTACTGGTTTAATATCATAATCCACTCGCGCGACGCGAGGGACCATCTTTCCCTTTTTGTTGGGTGCACAAATAAAATCCATCTGGCCGCTCCAACTAACCGTTACCAGCGGAAGTCCGTTATAGGCAGCTTCAAATAATGGAAGCCCGAATCCTTCACCGTGGCCAATATTAATTAATGCTTGCATTGATGGGTGTTGATAAAGCCAAGTAAGCTGTTCCTCTGATATCTGGCCGTGAACTAAGTAAATCTTACACTTTCGATCAGGGAAATCGTGAATCAATGTCTTAAGCCTACGCGAGGTGTGCTCTCGATCTAGGATACTTTCATTAGCTGTATTGGTCTTTAGTACTAAGCCAACGTCTTCATCCTCGTGAAATTCATCCAAGAACCACCGAATCGTATTTTCTAAATTCTTTCGGGGGCCCCACTGAGATACGCATAGAAAATTTTTGGTTGTTTCGAAGGGGATATCTAAGCCTTCGGGGTCCGGGAGGACTTCTTTCACAGCATAGTTAACCACTTCCACTGGCTTTGTTACTCCCCAATTTATCAGTGGCTCGCCCGTCACAGGGTCACGCATTTCGGGAAAATCATACTTGGTGTTTTCGAATACCTTTTTCGAGTGTGTAGAAATAGTAATCACTTTGTCTACAATACCGTTAATTTTCTCAATCCACTGAGGTGCACACTTGTTCGTCTCAATACCGGCTGTATACCCAATGTTGACGGGTGCAATTTGTTCGAACTCATTCGGAATAGTAATTTGAAGTGATAGATCGAATTGGGGGGGAACCTGTTGTTGTTGGCACTCTTGAACATAATGAGTTGTTTTTAATATAAGCTCATCAAGCCATTGGCGTTCCGGGCCGTAGTCCGCCATCATACCGGTATGCCCCCAACTTAAATTAATCAAGTAGATATCAAATAACTCTTCGCGCGACTTAAGCGCGCGCAAAGCAAAACGCGACTGTTCTCCGTACCCCGATCTTGACATAGCCGGCGCCTTCACTAAAATTCGTTTTTTCATTAAATTACTTCCACTCCATAGGGCTGGTACCCTTCGCGGGTTTCCCATGAACCTTTAGTCTCGTGAATAGACATTAAAAGGTTGTCCCAGCGGTCTAGGAACTCGTCAAAATTAAAGTTCTTCATCACATATTCTCTTCCTAGGCACCCAAGTTCCTCGCGTTGCTCGGGAGTTTTATTATAAAGCTCCAGCAATGCGTTAACTACTACTTCTTCAGATAATCTATCTTCGTAAATATAGGGAACGTTTTGGGATCCGATTATTGCTTTTGAAACGGGCTCAATGCCTATTCCAAAAGTATTGGTACCGTCCGTAATCTGATCTTTCATTCCTCCGGTAAGGGTTACTATAATGGGGGTCTCACAGGCTAATGATTCTAGGGTGGCTAACCCAAACCCCTCGGCATCGGAAATATTAATGGTACAATCTACCATGTTATAAACCATCGCTAGGTCTCGGGCATCGATTTTCTCGCGCGAAAATAAAACCTCGCCATTTGTAAGCCCCAATTCAGTAATAATATGTTCTAAATCTTGGCCATTGTGATCTTTGGGGTCCGTATGCATTATAAGGGCAGCTTTGTCGTGCCCGACAATATCTAAAAATTTCTTAAACCAAAAAATTAAGCTACCTGATTGCTTTCGGCGAGCATTGCGATTATTCCAAAAGAAAAGAAATTTGTCCTTTCCTTCGATACCGAATCGTTCAATCTTGTGTTTAGCGGTCTCTGCCGGGTCTATTTTGCAAAAAATTTCTGTATCAACCGCATGCGGAATATAGCTGCTATCGACGTCGGGGGCTACTGTTTGTAGGACATCATAGGTAAGCTTAGAGATACAAGCTACGTGGTCATTTGAGTCATAATAACGCTTATTAAACTTAGGATAAGGATAATTATCCCAAACATGATAATAAACCATTGGTACCTGACTCCTAATTTCGTTTTCGATGGACCAGAGCCACTCATAAAAGCGCGGGTCGGTCATAAACCATAAAATATCAGGCTTTTGTTGGCTTATCATAGCTCGAACTTGATCCTGGTTTCCGTACCCATCCACGGGCCAGATAACCCAATCTTCTCCCCACACCTCAGTTTTTTGAGGTGTATGATCCGGATGCTGGATTGCACCCCCGAATGAAACAAATTCATACTTACCCGTCTTGAGTAATCCTTCGATTACATATCTTGTCTGGGTCCCCACGCCTGACGGCGATAGTGGGTGGTCACTAATGGTAAAAACCTTAATCTTATCTGACATATCTATCCTTTAAGTGCAGTGTTTAGTTTTATAGAGCTTGCATCTATATGGTTTTTCGCACGACAAACGATTTTTAATAAAAAAGCGTTTGGAAATATTATAGATGGCCTGGTAAAGAAGTTTAAGCGCATTCTCTGTTTTTTTTGGGCCGCTTGTTACTCTAAATATTTCCACGCGATCTTTTTTGGCTGTTCTTTTTAAGAGAGCAAAGTGTGTTTCAACCTTTTCAGGGTTTATTTTATGCTTTTGACAAAAGAAATGTTTGTATAGTGTAAGCTGATATGTAACGAGTTTTCGCGCTTTGCGACGGCTGTCCCAGCCCCACGAACAGGTTTTCCAATCAAATAAATGATAAGTGTCGCCAACTTTGACTACCGCATCCACAAATCCTTTGAAATGTATATTGAAATCTTCAATCGGAACATAAAGGAGTTCTTCCGAAGAGATCACTTCATACTCTCCGAAATAATCGGCTAGAGCAGCATCCACTTCTCCAAGAAGCCCGGGCCCGCAAGAGCGCATCTGTTTAACGTTGGCAATATTGATCTCAATATTTTTTTCAAGAAGTTTCTCGATACGCCTATCAAAGCCTATCTGGAATAGTTCCTTTTCGTTAATGTCTTCTTTCAGAAGCTTTTTCTCGCATGCGTCATGCATAGCGCTCCCAAAAGCCGTATGCTCATTACCCTCGAAGGCCTCAACTTTATCAATCCAGGCCTTTTTGTGATAATGAGGGCACGTTGCCCAGTCTTTTAGTTCAGAATATGAGATATGTTCACGTGTTGTCATTTAAAACTGTTTCTATCTTAGTGTAAAGCACTGGACTAATCTGGCGGATAACTTCTGGACCATCCAAAAAGTATTTCTCAAAACCATTAGCAAAATACTCTTGAAGTGATGTTGCTCCATAAGGAGATGCAAAAAGGCCCATTGTAAGGTTCACCAAAAGGGGATAACCTACAGTATTGGCCAAAAAGTGATCAAATTTTTTATTATACTCGGTAAATTCGTATAGTTGGGGACTTAGATCAAATCCCTCCGCTTCTAGTATACTACGAAGGCGCCGGCGTTTGCCTAAAAATTCTTGGTGTAGCTTGTCATCATATATATCCCACCCACTATCAATCTCTAGTGAGTGCGCAGTTTCGTGAACGAAATCTTCGACCATATCGTGAACAGTCGGTTCATCCCCGGTAATATATATTGCACCATTACTATAAGCTGCATTTCGATTCTGCATTTCCTGGAATTTCCCTACATACACAACATCAACGTTGCGCAGAAGTGGCTCTGGTATCAACTCTTCTACCTCTTTACAAAAAGAGGGAATGTCGACGGATGGTGGTGAGTCGCCCAACAAAAAAAGAGGAATATTATAGATGTAGTATTCCATTACTCTTTTAGGTCAACTGTCGCCTCTACATCATCTAGCGCCTGGGTATATCCTCTTATATAATTCTCTTCAGCTACCGGAAGTAGAAACTCTGGAAAATCGGTGCTAAATACATCCACCACCATTTCTACCGTTACTTCTCCATTTTCAGGCTGCAGCTTTTCGCCCACGTATTCTACAACCATTGTCCTTAAAGGATTTGATTTCGATACGGGAATCATTAAGTCTGGGTTTTTTTCTACCTTTTTCATTTTTATCTCACAAATTCTGTGCAGCGAAGGTCGCGACCTTAGAGCGTTCGCCTCTATGAAGTGTCACGTGTGATGCAAGTTCAAATTTCTTAAACTTTTCTACCGCATGCGTTAATCCATTAGACGTTGCATCGATATAAACGTTATCGATCTGTTCTATGTCTCCGGTCAACACAATTTTTGTTCCTTCACCCACTCTTGTTATTATAGTCTTTAATTCGTGAGTTGTCAAGTTTTGAGCCTCATCAATTATGATAAAAGCGTTCGAGATTGAGCGTCCACGAATATAAGTCAATGCTTCTATCTCTATTGTACCCTTTTGCATATAAATGTCAAGAGTTAATTTATCATTTCCCATTAAAAATTGGAGGTTGTCCTGAATTGGCATCAACCATGGAGTCATTTTCTCTTCCAGGCTCCCGGGTAGGAAGCCAATGTCTTTTCCAAGCGGCTGAACAGGCCGCGAAACGATAACGCGGGAGTACGCTTGTGTCGTCTCGTCTATGGTTTGTTCTAGGCCAGCAGCGATGGCACAAATCGTCTTGCCGCTACCTGCTTTGCCAATGGCAGTCACGATTTGTACAGTAGGATCCATCAGAGCATCCATAAGAAACTGTTGTTCTTTATTTCGTGGTTTAATCCCCCAAATCTTATTGCTTTTTAATAGCTGTCGCAAAGGCATTGCTTCACTAATATATCGACCCAAGGCTGTTTTCTTTTCGTTAGAACTAGAAACCATCATTACATA